AGAGCATCAGTATCTTTAGTAGCTATACCGAATACAGATTTCTGAAGTTTAGCTCCGTGAATATTTGTAGTCTCATAATCAAGATTACCTACTATATTGTCTATAGTTGCTCCATCTAATCCTTTACCGTCAAGTGCTGATCTAAGTATGTTCTCTCCTAATAATGTGTTAGCAGCTATGACTTCTTCCCCTGTATCTTTAGGTGCTGAGATATACATATCTAGTAATTCTGCATCTAAATGATTATACTTGCTCTTGATCGCATTGTTCAATTCTTCTTTAGCTCTAAGTCTTTCTGGATGAGCTTGATTATACTGCTCATCATGGAATCCTTTTATCTGCTTACTACGTTCGTAGTTAGATTTTCTAGCTCGTTCAGAAGCAGTAAGAACTTCTCCTCTTTCCAATTTCTTATTGATAGATCTAACGCCTTTACGAGCTTCAGCCCAGTTGGCATTTCCTTTATCATCAACCTTTACATTCTCTTGAGTCTCAAAAAGTCTCAACCGATTATCTTCTTCAACTTTAGTAGGTGTAGCTTTTGCTCTAGCTTCAGCTTGCATTGCTGCAGCAGACTTAGTAAGTTGTCCATGTTTCTTTTCTTTAGAGAAAGAGTACGCATTTATAGCAGATGTAATAGCAGCTCCTAGTTCAGTGTTAGGGTTAATCTTTCCTGTAGCTGTATCAATAGCATAGTTACCTCCTTCACCTTCAAGATTCCCTTGAGTATCTATACCAAGGTTCGCTCTTCCACCTACTTGAGCCATACGAGCAAACTCATCACGCTTCGCCATGATACCAGGAATAATACTAGACCCAAGTTTTGCTTTATCAACAAATACTTTTTGACCCTGTATTACAAGTTCGTAATATGGATTACCAGGAACAGGTTTAGTAGTGACACCAAGGTCAATACCATCTTCCTTTACACGTTTACCTAAATCGTCAGTGTACTTAATAGGGTCAACACGGTCAAGTATGTCAGCTCGTTCTCCGCTCAACCCTTCTAAGTACGAAAGAGATGCGTCGTCACCTCCGCTATAAGCTGTTTGCTTATCTATGAATGCTTGTTTTTGAGCAAAGACATGTTGCCTGTCTGCTGTTGTTTTAGCCGCTTTAGCAGCTTCATCAAAATTAGAAATAGTACTATCATAATCTTTTTTCCTTTGTATGTACGGAGCTAAATCGCCACTCTTAGTAGCTTTCCTGAAATCTCTATTAAGATCCATTATCTGAGACGTTAAACTCCTAGAGTCTTCTAAAGCTCCCGGGGTATTAATTAGGTCTTGAACCTGTTGGTTATATGGATCAAGAGTACTACTTAGGTTAGCTCTGTCCGCATCTATTCCTTCTACGTCAAAAGGATTGGCAGATATAGTATTTTTGAGTCCGTCTTGTGCAACTTTCTTTTTAGCTAAAGCTGCATAATAAGGCTGAGTATTTATATCTATTCCTCCTAGTATTGGATTACTGAATTTGTTTGGCATATCTTATCCTCTTTTATAATTCTTCATAAATTCTGGATTCTGCATAATCAAGAAAGCTTCTTCGGCATTCTTAGCATAGCCCATTTGTACAAGCTCGTTTGCAGTTGCTTTGTTAAATCTGTTCTGAGCATAGGTATTAGCTATTTGCTGACCTTGTAATGCTGCAGCTCCTAGATGAGACTCCTTAGCTGCCACAGAAGCTTGATTCGTTTCATCAACTCTGAATTGACGTTGAGCATTCAAGTTGTCAACATTTAGCTGATTCCCGATATTGAATTGGTCTGCACCCATTTGTCTTTGAGCGTCAATGTTCTCTTTTTGCACTAATGCTGCTGAGTCAGCTCTCTGCTTATTAACTTGAGCGTTTGCAATGTTCGACAAGTATGAGCCTGAAGAACCAGCACTTGCTGAAGCTATAGCATCACGTTGAGCGTTGAAAGTCTCCACATTTTTAGCTATGAGCGGATTGATATTTACCTCTGGAGCTTTCAACTTCCCAACTGATGTTTGATAATCTTGAGCTCTTAATTTGTCTGCAGGTTTTAATCCCTGTACTAAATTGTACGCCAATGGAGCGTAAGCACCTACATTTTCGATTCCTTTGAGTAAAGGCTCGGTATTTCCAAGATCTCCACCGTTAGCGTACATCTTGTCCATATTCCCTCCGTAAGCATAAGGTTGACCTTGAGGATGAGTTGCTCCAGCCATCATTGATCCATCTGGCATTTGATGTTGCGGTTGTTGCGGTTGAGGCATCTCTACTCTTTTAAAAGCTTCTTGTGCTTCTATAAGTCGCTTCATTTCTTCCTTCTTTGAGTTAGCATCTATACGATCACCTTTTCTCATGGAATACTTTTTATCTAGCTCTTTAGAATAGTCTGAAAATGACTTTCCTACAAACTTCTCTGGAATCTTAAACTCTCCTGCTAATTGTTTATTGATAAGTATCCTGTCAGAAAACACATAATTCTCTGGAGTGTACTCAGTCTCACCTTGTTCAACAGAATTTCCGTTACCCATAGGTACTCCTCCTAAAGGATTTTGTTCGTGTAAACCTCCAGCGTCAAAAGATACAAGATCTTCCATACCTCCAGCTCCTTGTTGAGACATTCCTCCACCCATAGCAAACTGCCCTCCTTGACCTACGTTTGTAATAACGCTTGTCGGTTGATACAACCTTTGTTGTTCTAGGCTTAGAGATTTGTTTTGTTTTTCTTGATTGGCTAGATTTAAACTTTCTAGTTCTTTGGACTGTTGGTTCTCAGCATGAGCTCCAAGTCCTGCAGCTAATCCGCCAAGAACAGCTCCACCAGCAATACCCCAAGGCCCTAAAGCTGCGCCTGCACTCGCTCCAGAAATAGCTCCTTGACCAAAACTACCAATAAGGTTAGCGTTGTTCTTGTCCATACCTCCACCATAAGCTAGTTGCTGTAAAGGCATTCTGTTAATTTCAGGCATCGCGCCCATTTGAGGCAAAGCTAAAGTGTCAAGCCCTCCTTGCATTACATCTATATTTATAGGAGCAATAAGAGGAAAATCTTGATCCTCAGCTGGTATTCCAGTGTAAACTTTCTTTTTCTTCTTATTCTTGTCTCCTGGACCTCCTCTGTAGATACCGTTTAAATTGTTAGCCATGTTGCAAATATATTAAAAATTAAAACATCTGAAAGTCAAAGTACGATAATACTCTATCCATCTTGAATGTCTTGTTGTTATTATTTTGAAAGTAAAACTCTACTACGAAGTATGTTGAACGCATTCTTGACTTCCCAACATTACTGTGAGATGGTCTATTGTCCGTTAACTGATTGTCTCTTGGAATTTTTAGTCTCCATTTGTCAAACCTTCTTTCTATGTACTTGTTTACTGTTACTCCTCTTATCTGTCTAGTCTGAGAAAGATCTACTTTCCCTGTGTCTTGATTATCGTTATACACTCTAACTGCAGAAATTGTTTCATTTCTTAATGATGATTCTATTAAAGGATTTACAACTCCGTTAAAATCTTCATCGTAAAACGTTCCTTTGTCATGCAGCATATTAACTTTAGAGTTAAACTCTATAAATCTGAGTATCTTGTTGTAGTCAGACCTTTCGTTAACTACGATACTAATCATAGACTCTACCGGATCGTTATCGTAATATACTCCATGTTCTCCGCAGCCGTGTCTATACACTTGAGTATTGTTCTCTGGGTTAGGAGAGAAAATAGTTCCGTTGTTATTGACGTAAATGTTTGGCCTAAACTTGTAGAAAGAGTTGAATGCGGCATTCATTTCATTAAAAGCCATTGTGTATCCAGTTCTTCTATTAACTAAGTAAGGAGGGTTCGTTATAGCACTGTCATCTAGGTATTGTTGCCAAGTGAATCCAGCATTAAAAGTTTGAGTGGTATTGCCAGTGTATTGAACCAGCTGACCATCTATAACTATGTGCTCTCCTGGATTCAATGTCGTACCAGCCAATATAGGCTTGGTAGAGCTCGTGTCTCCATTGCTTCTTTTTTCAACCCCTAAAAAGGTATAGACAACAATCTTTTCTTTCGTATCATAAGTACAATGAACTCCTTTGTCTAGCAACGGATTGTCTCCGCCGTCAGATTTAGTCAGTAAGACATCTTGATGTAGTGTTCTGTTGAAGAATCCATGAAAACCTTTTAAGTCGCTTATAGGTCCGTTTCCTCCTCCAGTAAACCTCATCATCTTTCTATGAGTAGCATCGAAATACCAAATACTATTGTCGGTTGCTAGAGCTCCCCATTGATGTATGCATCCGTGTTTTGTCGAGATATATCCATAATCTCGCAATCCTTGACCTGTACCAAGCTCTGTAGATACTCCATCAGAAGCAACTACTAATGCTCTTTCATTAATCAAGAACTTTCCAAATCCTCTGTCTTGTAAGTAATAAATCTCATCATTAAGATTTAAAAGCCTATTGATTGGTCCGTACTTAGTGTCAACATCTAAATAGTTGTTTGTTCTAAATTTCGACCAAGAATCTACAGTCTCTCCATTAATCTTTGCATCAGATATAAATGTTCTAACATCTTGAGTCTTAGGACAAGAACAATCGCTAAATTCTATAGGTTTCGGAAAGTACGTAACGTTTCTATCTACCTCGGAATATACAGTATTGTATAGGAACATATCTCCTTCAGTACCTCCAGTCTCAACTCGTCTATAGCCATCTGGATTTCCATCATCATCATGGTCAAAAGAATTGCCTTTGTTGTAGGTGTTCCCATGAGTAAGCTCCAGATTGATTCTTGATTCCACAGGTATCATAGCTACCTCAAAGTAGGAGTCATTATCGTCAGTCACGTTAGCAGATAGTCCTCTTGTTTGAGCAAAGCTATCCCAGAACAATCTTAAGAAGTCAAAGTATCCTACATATATATCTCCTCCGAATACAGTAGTTGTAGTTGCTCCATTTCGTAAAAGGTGAGTACAAGGTATAAATACATTCGACGCTACCTTTTCTGGACCAGTTCCTCCGTATTGTTCTGTAACGTACCTTTGGTACTCCAAAATGTTTCTTGTGAAGTTTCCTGGATTTGCGGTTGGAACATAAGCCGTATTAGCTACTCCACCTGCTACAGGGGTGCTGAATACATTTGCTCCCTGGTGGTTAAGTGTTAACGTAAGATTTGTACCTTGGAAAGCTCCTTGAGTATAGTCGGAAGAATCTACCGCTAATCCACCTGCACCATAGATACCATAGTTTCTAAAGTTCTGAGTATTCACGTTTTGAAGAGCAAAGTCTCCTTGTCCTCCACCAGTTCTAACGAATCCTGTTATTATAGCGGTATTGTCTACTCCAGCAAAACCAGGAAGCCCTCCAGCAACTCTAGTTTTATCAACAACTTCTTGTCCACCTATATACCCAGGGTTTGCAGGGTTCTCTCCTGGAGTGGTAGAAGCTCCTCCTGAAGCAACATCTTCAGCACTTATATTGTTGTACAATCCTACAGATCGAATAACATCATTACCGTCAACAAATCCAGAAGTAAAAGCATTGTATGTTTGCTCTGGACTAAAGAAAGAGATCATGTCAGAATTAGAAGTTCCTCCGTTGTAATTGTTAGGAGAAGACATTGTAAATCTACTTCCTATAGATGGGGGTGTGAAATTGACTCCTCCGTGAGTGTAGTATTTGACACCTACGCCTTGGTAAAGCTTTGTTGAATTTTGAACGTTTCTATCGACACGAACAATTTTGTACCCTGATATTTGAGCAGTAAGACAAGCTGGTAGTGCAATCTCAAAGTCAACTCCAAGAGTAAAACCTTTTACATTTCCAAAAGCATCTACTTCTGTTATAGGAGCATTCGTAACAGACGGCATACGTATATCACCAATGTAATATACGAATGACGCTGTACCCTTTTTAGAGAAGAATACTATTCCAAAACGATAGATTTCTCCTCGTTTATATCCGGTCTTATGACCTGCAATGTATGATGAAGCGAAATTGTCATGACGCTTTCTAACGTGTGTGTATTCAGAACTGATATTAAATGTCCCATCTCCAAAAGGAGTAGAACCAAATTGACTGTTCAACCCATCATCTAACAAGAACTCTTCGTTCTTAAATGTATATTTTACATAACCGTTTGGACTTTCACCTCCAAGCTGATTATCCAATCTAAACCTGTATCTTCGATGCGAGGTTGACCAGTCATTTATAGTTCCAGTAGGATTCGATCCGTTTGCTCTTCCTGAATCGTCATTGTATGGATTGCTATACAAAGCTTCACGAGCAGTAAGTCCATGAGTCGCTTGCATGAATGTTTGATGACTTGCAGTTGGCACACCACCAAAGGCGTATCTCAATGTTACAAAGTCATCAGTATCTATACAAGTCGGTTCGAAGCAGTCCTCTTTAATATTTGATGCTAACAGGATATTGTCTTTTACTTCAAATGTTTTGTTAGTGTGAAAAGGATAGAAGTTCTGAACGTAATCAGCAAAAGTTATTGCTATCGCATTCGATTCATTACCAGAGTCAGTAACTGTATAGTCTGTTCCTCCGTCAACATTTACCGTATCAATCTGATGTATAACAGGAGCATTTCCGTAAGTATCCTTAAAGATTCTTATCAGAGTAAGTGTACTGTAATTACTCACATTAATAGTTGACAAATCAATATCTACTTGTATCGCCTTTCCAGTATTAGTACCTCTTACACTACCTTCTATATCCGAAGTGTTGGTGTTGTCAGTACCCTGGTATAGGGGTATAAGCTTTGATGCATGAGCAATGATAGTTTGCTTCCCGTCATCACTAAGTAATCTATAGGCGTACTGATATACACCTGCAGCTAAGTTACCTCCTCCGATAATGTTTGTTAATACAGGGTTCAATAGAGTAGCATCTGGATGTATGTCTAAGTCGCTTGGAGTTATACCTCCATAAGAAGTTGGTCCAGTGTAAGCACCAGTACCAAAATTCGGATCTGAAATATTAATAGATCGAGTAGCTTCGTTGTAGTCAGAAAACACTACCCTTCTAGTACACTCATTTTCCCATCTACCTACAGCTTCTATTGGGTGAAAAGCTGAGAAGTTCAAGTCTGGATGGTCGTACACTAGATTCAGAGTCGCTCCACAATCAGTATCGTAGTCAACTCTGTAGATGTACCCATGTCCTCCGACTTGTGTATCTACGGTAGATGTGAAAAGAATAATCTGCTCTCGTATATGTGCAGATCCTATAATTTTCTCATTAGTATTTGGAAGAGTAATATTCAAACTATTACCTCTAAAGTTTATGACAGAATGGTTTGAATCACCATCTGTAGTAATAACTTTAATATCCTCTGCGTGATAATAAGTAGAATTCTTTACTGAATTAACAGAAGAATCCTTATCCATTCCTCCATTGAATGTATTAATAGTTTGTTGCATGTTTTTGTATTTATGATCCGTCTACATTCTTGCGCCAGTGCCTAATTTCAGGAGCTTGCATATTCTTAAAGAATGTAGAGTGGTCGTTTATCTCAGAAATCATAGAAGTTCTATCGTTCTTGAATCCTTCCATTCTATCTAAAGAAGGCATCTTCGAGTAGTTAACTGCTTGAGCAAAATACCAATCTCTTTCTCTTTCGTAGTGGAAGTATTTACCATCGCTTAAATCGTCTCTTTGCCAAAGTATAGACGCAACCTTATGAGCTATAAAACTAGTAGCTCCTTGTATCCATTGTTGATCAGCAGGAATCATAGGATCTCCTTCATCGTTAGTTGGTAGAGCTTTATACGAAAGTATAACATAACCTTTGTCTTGAGATGTGAATATGTAATTGCTATTAACCTGGTATGTTAATGAACTAGGACATTTATAATCAGCATCACTACAATGATAGTTTGTATGAAACTTGTCAGTAGCCCATCTCATAGGATGTAGCTTCGCTTTGCCGCAGTTAATATCTTCAGCAGAACCATACGCAAAAGCAGCCTGAACTATCAAGCTTAAGTCTGATGGTAGAGAACCTCTAGCATCTTTTATTTCTATAGCTTCTATCTTCGTTGTTAATACTAACGGACTATTAGTTGCAGCCATGAATTCGAATAGCCATATCATAGCCTCTTCGTTGGACATGGTATAGTTCAGTCCTGAGTTATCTCTATAGTATTTATCAACAATAGATTGGTAGCTAACTAATCTTCCATTCTCCATTATAGATTTCCTTCTTTCATAAATTTAGCAAGCTTATCCGCTAAAGATAGCTCTTCCATTGGATTAGTTTCTGAGATATACTTTTTAGTGTTATACTCCCATTCTCCATCTGCATTCTTTCCTTCAGTAGAAATAGTCTTTATGTATCCATTTTCAACTTGCTCTACTACTACAGTTTCTCGGTTTCCATCTTCTTCTATAGACTTCTCCCATCTTTTATATTCTTTTTTAGCCATTGGTGATTCTTTTGGTATTAGTGTCATTGCTCAGTGAAATATACGGTATTTTTTCCATTTGGAGTTTTTAAGTGTTTGGACAACTTCTGTCTAAACCCTTTTACAGGTACAACTTTATAAAAAGCACTACCCTTTATTACTCCGTTTCTGAGAGTTGCTCTCATCTTATAATAGTATCCATCATTAGAACTATTATCTGAGAACAAAACTTTCTTATCTTTTATAGCGACAATCTCTTCTCTTGTCATTCCTTTATACTTATCATGCCAAAACTTCCAAGTCTTACCCCAATCTGGATAAAGATACTTAGTAGTGAAATTTCCTTCCTTATCTGTATATGTAGTTTTTCTCATTTCTACCATTACAGTCATTAAGCTTGGTATGATGAATTTCTTACCTTCTGTTATTACTTTTTCGATACATCTGTTGTTTACTTCTGATATTAATGAAGCGAAGTCTGAACGAGGCATAGGGTTCTTAACCTCTTTTGGATACCTCTTTAGTATATGAGACTTCTTAAAATCTATCTTTTCTGCTAATTTTCTTGCTGTCATACTTTCTATTAAGCTTTTACGTCTTGTGAATCATTCATTTCATCCTTTCCAGTCAGTTGCTTTCTCATCATCTGCTCTACTATTATAGGTTTCATGTACTCCCACATCCACATATTTAAAGGATATCCTTCTTCGTAGTTCTCACAAACAACAGTTGGATCTAAAGACCCGCATTTATTGAACCTCATAACCTCTAAAGGATCTTCAAATACTCCTCTACACTTGATCTTCTCAATCATTAAGAATCTTTCGTCAAGAGAATACATATACAGCCTCCTATTGTAAAGAAACACGTAAGTTTGAGCCTTTCCATATAGGGGCTTAGCTAGAAACTCTATCCTTTTGTAATTTACAAAGTTAAACCTTTTAGCTATTATATCTACAGGTCCTATATCAGTCAGTGCTTTAGAGCTATAAAACTCTATCGAGTTAGGTATGATTTCTTTAGACCTCAATATTTTACAACCTACAGGAATCACTTCTCCACAACATTCCGCAGAATTAACAACTTCCATTTCTATACACCTTAAGTCCTGTATGACGTTTGGGTCAATACTTCTTTTGTTCTTATTGTATTCGTTACGCATCCATAAAACACGTTGTTGATTAATAAGATCTACTTGATAGTCTCTGGAAAATGTGGTCTCCACCTGATTGATATTTAATGCTTCATCAAGTTGAGACGTTAATGTGTCTATTGTAACCATACGTCAAATATAATGTTTTTACTCGTTTCTTTTAAGAATACTATAAGCCTTTTCTATAACGCACTTCAATTGAGCCTTAGTGGTTTTATTATAAGTAGCTGTTGATAACGGTATATCTCTTGAATCGTACCTATTAGCACTACTGATAAGTCCGTTTGTAATCCTAATGTCTTTAAGTAAGTTATCACAAGAAACTCCATATTTCATTTTTTTTATATGTTTCAACACCATAGAAGCATACCTACATTGCAGTATCACTCTATGCTTATTCAAACATTCTACTGTAGATATATCTATTCCCATTATATAGTTGTTTTAGCACTGTTATAAGCTGTTACAAATATAGACCTAACTGTTAAAGTTGGATTTCCCGATTTAGCGAAAACACTAGTTAACGACATTACAAGGTCTGCACTTATTGGTATGTTCAGCAATTGAGACGATACACCTGATGGATCTGTGGTCCAAGGAGCTAAGTTTGGATTATGAACTGTTGTTGTAACTGTACCTGTAGCTGTAGTAGCTGTACTCATTCGAGCTTTTATAACTGTCTTAAGCATAGATGCATCCGTCGCATTTAAAACACCAGTCTGAAAAGCTGTTCCGTTCAAGTCTCCGTTTAAAATATGACTACTCGTTAATACTGTAGGGATAGAAAGCCAGTCTATCTCAATCTCAAACTCTGCACCAGGAGTACTTAAAAAAGCATACGGTATAGTAGGAGCAGTATATGGAGCTCCTAAAGCTTCATTCACGTCTGCAGTAACTGTATTATGTGAAAAGTCAGCGTTTGTATTCTGCTTAAACTCCAGAGTAGGCTGATTAATCATAAAGTATTGACCAGCAAAATCAGAAGCTACTGGTATTCCTCCTGATATAGTAGTTACTAAAGCCATAAATCCAGTATTGCTAGGAGCTAACGTGAAGCCGTTTCCAGCTGCGTCATCAGCCCAAGCTGCATAAAAAGCACCTACCAGAGGCTCTGTTAAACTTGTTGTGGTAGCATCATCAAAAGTTACTATCCATTGATTACCTACATGGGTAATAGTAGATATACTTCTGCCATTTGTCCCATTCGTTCCGTTAGTACCATTTACTCCGTTCGTTCCTGGTGCTCCTACGGCTCCAGTATCTCCTTTATCACCTTTTATGTTTGTAAGGTCCATGCCTGTTCTTCCACAAGCGTCACATGATTCTGCCATATTTTTAGTTGCTACATCCGCAGTCTTCAGTAAAGAATCCACAGATTTTGTTTAAAGTTGTTATAATTTCTGAACTATCTGTTACACTCAAGCAAGTAAGACCTGCTTTAACACCGTCCAATAGTAATTGTGCTTCTAATACTTTGTCTTCTAAAGCTTTGAATGCAGTATCAGAACACTTATCTGTAGATGCATATTTAGCCCAAAGACCATCTATACAGTTCTGAGCATTGCAGTAGAAGAATCTCTTTTGAGTAAGTAGTGTTCTAGTGTATGCTGGTTGATGGTATCTATATACATCCATCTTGTAGGCGAACTCATAGTATCCATCTGTCTGACCCCAAGTATGTTCTGGCAAGTCAAAAGACCCAGTATGAGTTGTAGGCCAATTGTTTGTAACAGTAGTTACTACAAATGTAGTAAGATTAAGCGTTTTCTCTACCAATACTATAGTGTCTACAACGTTTCCATTAATATCTTTAACTTCTATATATAGCTTTGTTAATACAGTGAAGCCATTCAAAGGATAAGTACCAGGATTAATAGTCCATCCGTTATCATTATCAGGAGAACCTCCGTCTATAGAAGTAGTTTCCTTAATGTTCAACTTGTTGCAAGTACTAGCCATACATATAGTAAGAGATGTTTCTGGTAGTGGAACTTGGTACAAGAATGCTGGATTCAATAAGCTGTACTTGTATGCTGCAGATGTAGGTGTACACGCTGTGTCAAACGTATATGTAGCTTCAGCCTCGTAGTCTCCATCTCCATGAGCATAAGGAAATGTTCCTAAAGAGAATCTATCTGTAGGTGTCGCAGGAAGATTAGCTATAGGAACAATTATAGTTTCTATTAATACTCTTATTGCTGGATTGGTATCAAATATATCTATCGAAATACCTGTTACGTTTCCAGTTCCTGCTGCTGGATCTGCTGGATTACAATACCCTGCAGAACCCCATCCGTCAGTAACTCCACCAGTAAGCAATCCAGAGACATCAAATATCTCTATAGTGCTACTATCGTCATTACCTCTTACTTCTATTTTTGGTACAAACATTAAAATTTCGTTTTTAGAGGAAGCTTTATACCTGCCTCATGTTCATTATTGCTGTTAAGTCTTATGTTGTGCTGATAAAATATCTGCATGTCGTTCTTTAGCTTCACTGTAGCATTCAGTCCAATCTTCGTTACTGTACTATCGAATCCTACTGATCCACCTACAAATAACATATTCTTCTTTGCTGAAATATACTTTTCAATTATTAGAGAATCAGTATTTGTTACTACCCTCTCAACCTCTATTGTTTTGACAGGACACATTACACTGTAATTGAAATTGCTTTCCACTATTGTTCCATCCACTACAGCTGTAAAGTTAGCTTTTAAATCTGGCTTCATAACATGATACGTGTAATTCATGTATTGATTCGAATCCAAGTACACGGTATCAGGCTTTAGATACACATACCTAGTAGGGCCTTCTTTGTATTCTATAAAACTGTCAACTCTTGTTACAGTATCTGAAGTGTGTACATATCGAATAACCTCTTTCTCTATAGTCTCAGAATGATCCCTTTTGCAGGAGTTAATCTGTGAAACCACAAAGAATGACATTACAGATAATAGTAACGCTAATAATAAATTTGCTCTCATACGTCAAAAAGGTACACTTTTGGATTATCAATATCACAATGAACGTCAAGGTGTACCCAAGATATTGGCTTACCGTTCTTGTTATGTTCTAGTCTTAATCTGTAAGGGAATAAATCTTCGTTAGCTACAATCCACATTCTAACTTGTTCAGCTGTCATACCTTCTACTTTGAAGTCTAACGCCTTACCCATTATGTGAGCAGATAAGTATAATCTCCCTTTCTTTGTCCTGTTCTTCAGGACGTCAGTCATGTTATCCCTAAGTCCTCTCTCATCGTATATACCACCTTTCTTCCAAGTGTTAGCTGTGAAAGGTAGGTTCAAATTCTTTCTGAGTATAAGTATCGTCTCAAGTAGCCTGGGACATAGAAACCTCCAAGCAGCTTCTCCATACTTTTTGTAGACTATTGGACCTACTAGTTCCTCTATACTGAAAAACTTTTTAATTCCTTTATAAACTTCTTCTTCAGTCATGTAGTATTCCTATTTCTGTACCTTGTACGTATGATTTGTAAGTTTCCGAAGGTTTGAATATCATTGGCTGTATGCTTGACTTCTTTTTCATAAAGATCATTTCAACGTTTTTACCGTCTTCTACTGCGTCTCTTCCGTCTTGAATATCCTTGATAAGATTCGCTCTAAAAAGCAATCTAGGAATTGAAAGTATCCCTTGTATAATGTTGTCGTTTCTGAAATCGTGTACTGGATCTTCCTCATCAAGAACAATAGCTCTTACTATATCAGAGTTCTGAATAGCGTAATCTATCGGCAAGGAAGTAGAAAACCCTCCATCTCCGTATTCTACACCATCTACAAATTCTGTAGCTGTGTAAGGATATGCTAATGTCGAAATCCAAACCCACTTTGTAAACTCCTTCCAGTTGTGGTCCATGTTAGACTTGTATAGGGATTTACTAGTGCTCATGTCTGTTACTACTACAACAATCTCTTTGCCTTCTTTCTTGAGTCTTCTGTGAGTCTCTTGAGTGTACTCTCTTCGTATTGTTTCTAGTAGCTTGTTAGTAGTTCCAATAGGATTCTCCATTACAAAGTTCCATGCTAGAACACCTTTTCTAAGCTCTCCGCTACTATCAAATGGTGCTCTATCGTATATAGATTTGTTAGTAGAAGAAAGAAAAAGCTTTTTAGCTTCAGAGTTCTTTCCTTGAGCGATCATAATACATACCAAAGCTCCTGTACTAGTGCCTACGTATAAGTCGTAGCTTCTTCTTCTGATAGATTCTACACCTACAGCAAAAGCTCCGTTGAAGCCTCCGCCAGATATTACTATTGAATTAATCTTTTTTTTCATCTGTCGGTAATTTAATGTTTAACCAAGACTTTGCTTTCTTAAGTATAGGCATAAATTCATCCCATCCGAGACGAATAAAGTTCTCTATGTTTGATATGAAAAAGTTTATCAGTACAAAATTGAAGAAGGCATAGTGCAACCATTCATAATAATTGAATTCTACACCAAATATAGGTTTAATCTTTACGTTGTTTGCTAATACGTGAGCGAACCCAATCATCAACATGTACACAAATAGCTTTACCCAACCCCTCTGAAACTTATTGGATTCAAAAGGCTTTCCTTCTTTCTTTGAAGCCTTGATTCCAGACCACATTTCTACAGCAAACAACCCTAACATTACCACTCCTACTACAGACTCTATGCCCACAAACTGTTCAAAGTAGTAGGCTAGTGTAGCTAGTATTACGGAAGAGGTGGCCAATATCCCTTTAGTGTTATGGAATAAGCTGTCTAAAAAATCATTGTAGTCTCTGAAGCCTAAAAATAGGAATGTTGTATGGATAATCTTTTTCATAGTCGTTTTTTATTATTGCAAATATAGAAATTATTTCTCTACTTCTACAGTTCCCCAATGATCTTTCCCTCTGAGCCTGCCTCTATTGGACTTTCTTAAAACTTTATTGTTGTTCACCTCAAATTCAAAAAGCTCGTCTTCAGAGCAAGGAAACACTGTTCCATCTACACAATGCACTATCAATTGCCTAGACTTCTTCTCTACCTTGATGTAGTCAACTACTTTTAACTCTTCTTCGTAATATATTCTTGCCCCTGAGCAAGTGACGTTTAACGCCATTTCTGTGAATGAAAATATTCCTTTTGCCATCTTTTTATACTTTTACTCCGTATCTAAACCATTTCATTAAATCTTCTCTAAGAGGACTCATGTTCCCATCACCAGCATTTCCTAAAAAGCCTTGGGAGTCAAGCCCTACCGTTGCGTATACTGTTCCTGGAGTGTCTTCTATAAAGTCGAAAAATCCAACTCCCATACCTGGGCTGTCTACAGTACCTTTTAGTGCTTGACGTTCATAAGCAGCAGAAAGATTCTGCGTTAAAGAGAAAAAAGAAGCTGCTTCTCCTAAAGGTAGATGCTTTCCTATTATAAAGTATAAATACTCATCGTTCATCCTTTTAGAGCAAGCCTCTATGTTTTTAATGTGATCCTTTGAAAAAGCTACTAAAAGAGTTTCTCTGGCTTGTTCTAAAGAGTAACCTTTACCCATCAAGTACGGAACAGAATCAGTATCAGAAGAAAGGTCTAAGGCAATCAATGCATCTTTATCTCCGTCTGTTAGTAAAGCCCAACCGTTAGTATTTAAATAGTCTTTACACCATTGCTTAGCAACGCTATATTCTTCTATTGAATTATTGAAATTTTTAAACCATTCTTCTATAGAATCCACTAACATAGAGTTAGGTTCTGATAGGTTTTCAGAAGTAAAGTACTCAAATTTTACATTTGGATCTTCAGCTATTAAAGCTGAATATGTTTTTCCTGCTGGAATTATTCTGTGTAAGTGTAACATATTATAATATTTTTTGCCAACGGCTTATATTTGTATTGTAAACTGCCATGAACCCAGTCTTAGAAGGTACATTCATGTTCGAACCTATGTCCCATCTATGTATAGCAAGACTGTTAGAATCTTGATTTCTAAGGTTAATATTGAAATTTCCTTGATTGAAAAAGAAAACTGGTTGACTGGTATTGGCAGGAACTAACCCTCTTATTCTTCTATTATTTGAAGTAGAAGAAAGATATACTATAGTTACATTATCTAGATTTCCTGTACCAGCTGGATCGTAGTCATCCTGATGACTCGAAAAAGAAATTGGAGTTATAGAGCTAGAAGAAATGTTTAACCCTGTAGGTGAGATTACAGAAGCCACACTAATCTCTCTAACGCTTTCAGATACTAGCCCATCAATATTTACATAAGCATAATTTCCATTATTAAATCTAAATGTTTTATCATTGTAAGCAGGATTTGGAAGAGCTGCATTTAACTCTGCTAAATCTATAGCTTTAAAATGCACTGGTGTCTGAATTAATACAGATCCACCTGTTACGGATGTTATTGCCATGTTCTATTAATTTTCTAAAACCGATTTTGCTACAGCTATACCTGTGTATCTAGCACCAGCAACTAACGTGACAGGAGCTACATTTAATATGTCAATTCTGTAAATCGGATTGTCTTTGTTTACTAAAGCACCTAACTGTACTTCGTCTTCTTCAACTCCAGTCATTGTAAAATTCTGACCATTCATAGAGAACTCAGAAATTCTATCAAACTTTGTAGGCTCTACATTCAACTGTAACTTATACCCTAACTTAAGCTTTGAAACATTCAAAGGAAGATTTACGCTATTCACGATATGAGTAGCATAGTCAGCATACCCAGCAGGACTAGGATGTACATCATCAGCAAAGCTATTAGCTCTCAATGTTGAGTAGTTTCTAGTTCCTCCGGTAGACCAATCCAAGTAGTCAACTATCGTTACTTGTGGATTATTAGTCTTAAAATCTCCTTCAAGCCAAGTGTTGATTTCTAAAGCCTTAGCTTCTCTAGTAGCATTATAAGCGGCATGAGAACCAATATTGGCTACTACCAAATCTATATTATTGTCTAAACAGCTTTGAGCAAAGAACTCAAAATTGTTCTTTATTGTTTGCGAAGGAGTGTTATGAAACACATCGTTTATTCCACAATGTAAGAAAACTGCTGTAGGCTTTTGACCTCCAAAGTCTAAAGTCCTTGTTCCTCTTCCATCGCCTACGTTTGTATCAATAGCTAATACATCTCTGCTCCATCTGTTACGAACCATTTGAGTAGTTTGACCACCTATACCTTGATTGATTATAGGGATGTTCCAGTGTTGTGCTAACTCATAGCTCAATTGACCTGGCTCAGAAATGTTTAATGGATCATAAATATTTGCTGCTGGATGTAATCTTCCGTGCAAAGTAGGATGTCCTTCTGATATAGAATCTCCTATTACGACCATATAAGGAAGTACTAAGTCAATACTTTTCTCATTTAAATTAGCAATCAATACACCTCCATATCCAGTTCTGTTTAAATGTCCAAGAGTATTAACGTCAGATGGCTTCCATAATGAAGGTGATAAACGAGTAGATGCATCTACACAAGCAACATCTATTTCCTTGTATATTGGCTGTTCATTTGTTCCTCCTGAATTGTTAGACCCTCCGCTATTGTCACAAGGGCAAGTTGTAGAAGTCGAGATTGATCCATCGTCGAATACTGTAATGTAATTAGTTATATTAGGCATTTGTCTTAAAATTTTAATGTTTATGAAATTATATTTCCATCAGAAACTCTTCTGAAGTTTGTTCCGTCACCCACAGCAATAGTATGTCCTCCTGACTCATCTGTTACTACTATAACACTACCATTTCTAGCAGTTAAAGCTAAAGCTGTAGCTACAGTAAATACGTTATTCAATTGGAATTGACCGTCTCTATGAACAGTTGTTTTTACAGCTCCGTCTATTAACACTTGTTGTTCTACTGTACCATCTGTATTAGATACAGCTTTAATCTCATTAGTAGTAGACATCCTAGTAGCTCCTGTCCAATACTCAGAATCCATCCTTATAGTAGAGGTCTTCTGGAGATTGGTTACTGAAGAAGCATCGTTTAAAAGAAATATTGTAGTGTCGTCTACCTGCTTCTGTATAGTAGCAAAAGTATATGCATTAGTAGCGTCTCTTATGTCAAACTTACTACTTCTAGTAGCTAGATATGTAGAGTTTGTAAAGTTAGAATCTCTAAGTATTGTAGTATCTATCTTTAAGTACCAATTTATAGGAGCTGTTATAGCTGAAGTTACCAATGATGCATTCCCGAAAGAAGCATTAGTAGAGGTAGAAAAAGCACCTGTAACTGATAAAGCAGCTCCATTTATTTTTGCATGCCCCTCACTAGGTCCTATTGACAATCCTCCAGTTGAACCTGAAGCATAGAAATGTGATCTTCCAACACTATTCATATTGAAGTAGTTGTCCTTAGTCTCGTCTCCTACTTTAAATACGTGTTGACCTGCTTCTGCGAATATTTCAAATTTGTGAGTAGTAGGTGCAGTTCCAACTCCTACTCTATTAGTATTTGCATCTACAAGCAGGTCTCCTGAGATTGAAGTTAATCCAGATGCACCTCCACTTCTAGGATCTATAAAAGAAACTCCAGCAGTATCCTGTATTCTGTCTCCATTAGAAACAATTATATGTTGACCTCCAGTAAAGTTTCCAATATCTAGAGTCTCGTCAAGGTTCTCTCCTCCTCCTTGAGGAGTTCTTATTTCGGTTGAAGTATTCGCCATATTGCAAATATATAAAAAAAGAGGACACATTTTTATCTCCTCTAATTGATTGGTTAATAAATTATGATAACCAGCTAACGAAAGCTGTTTGACCTGCTACAGGAGTTACTGTAATAGATGTAGGAGATACATTGTCTACGTCATCACTCACTGAAAAATCTTGTGTAGATACTGCTCCTGGAATTGTAGCTACATATCCTCCGGTACAAGCTATATCTCCAAAAGCCCCTGTTCCGTCTCCTAAATTTGCTACAGAGAATGACTTTACACCTGCAGGTATTACTGCTGGAACTCCGTTTGTAGCTAAGACAGAGTTAGGTGTTAAATTTATAGGTGTCTGTACCTGTATAATATTTACTGAACTTGATGTACTCATTTCTTTTTCACTTTTAGTGGTTTATAAAAATATAGCTGTTATAGAGTTTTCTACCCCAGCAGTTATCGCAAATGCAACAGTTCTACCTACTTCTACGTGTAAATTATTAGACGTACTTGTAACACCATCTTTCAAAATAGTGAATGTTCTTCCATCTCCAGCAAGAAATTCTGGTTCAGCTACAGTACCAATTGGTGGTGGAGCTATAGCATACATAATAGGCACTCCTTCTCTTTGATTCCCATTTACTAAGGCTGTTCCTATGTCTATAGCGCTTAACCCGTTTAATGCAGGGATAGTAGATATAGTTGAGAAGTTAACCTTTGACTGGCTTTTAGACACCTCTGTTCTTGTAGGGCCTCCATCAAAGATAGTAGGAAAGCCTGATTCATCGTAGATAAAGATGTTTCCTGTATCTGTTGCTAAATACATCGTACCTCCTTCTAACTTTCCTGGTTTGTCTTTTTCAACACCGTATAGTGTTCTTAATACTGCTCTCATGATTCTTCTTTTTTGTTTTCTGTTTCTTGTACGTTAATCTGATTTTGAATGTTGCTGATTAATTCTGCAACTTGACTATAAGGTAAACTTGATAAAGCCTGCCCTACAATGTTTACTTCTCCTTCTGTTAATTTCAATTCAATCATAATCCTTTTTTTAAGTTCTTGCATAAACGATTCTTACTAGTGATCCCGCACCTACTGTTAATACTGGAGCTGTACTTGTTGTTGTAGCGTTTCTAGGTCTTTCCCAAGAAAAAGATTCACCATTCTGTAGTGTCACAGTATTACCATCATCGTCAGCAAATGTTATTGCAGCTGCTAGTGTTATAACTCTAATGGTGTATGATTCAGTTGTAGCTAATGGACTCCAAGTTCCTGGCCCTTGATCCGTAAGACCTGTAAATGCCGTTGTTGGAGTTGTAGTTGGCAAAGGTGGGGACAATGCTCCAACTGGAACTATAGCTGCTCCTCCTGGGCCTGTCAAGTGACTAGTAGTCCCGTCTAAGTTTGTTATTGTGTATATAGGTGTCCCAGCTGAATCAATAGACCAAGAGCCTGCTCCTGTTCCTGTGACAGCTCCACCTCCTCCACCTGCTGCGGGTGTAATTCCTGAAGTTAACGGCATATCTTAGTATTTTCTTTTATCGGTTGGTTCGGTGTAGTCTAATACTACCTCTGTTACAGTTGTGTCTGCGATTACGATTCCTTTTATAACTCTATGGAAATCTCCTTGACAGTTCTTAAATAATACAGAACCTCTAGGATGCATTATGTTAGATGCTGGTATTACACGGATGTTACCTCCTGTGTTAATCCACATCGTACAATTATATGGTAACGGTATGAATAGACCGGTTGAATCTACTGGGTAAATCTGACCTGACTCAAGCGTTAAGCCTATTCCAGATATAGTTCCTCCTTCACATCTCGTTGGTTGAAAATTAACTGGTGTTCCAGAGAATCCTCGTATTTTTGCAAAAATGTTTTTCATATTACGAATTTATAAAAAAAAAGGATGGGATCGACAGCTAACCCCACCCTTTTCAAGATTTTTAAAATTGTATGTTACTACGTCTTACTCGTTTAAGCTTGTAGGAACAAGTCCTCTTGCAGCTAAAGCAGCGTTAGTAATAAACTGTCCTAGCAATACTCCACCTCCATTCGCTCCAACTAAGGTATCAGGATTAGTGTTTGCTAATTCGAAGTAAACCAATACGCTTCCTTTTGCATTCTGAGTAGACAATAAGTCTCTGTGCTCTTCTCTCCAACGAAGTTGTAAAACTCCGTAAGTAGCTAAAGCTACAACGTTTTGATCTCTAGCAGTTGGAGGAGTAGACAACATGTGATTCTGTCCTTCGAATCCATGAGATAAGTACTCATTCATCGCCACATCTTCGTACTCTCCTACACCTTCGTAAGAAGCAGCAACAACTGCTGGTCTAACTAACGAGTCAGAGAAGTAAACTTCAAAACGATTCGTGTAGTAATCTCTGAATGTGTTAACATCAAAGTAGTTTCTGATTCCTACGAATCTTAATCCGTAGTTTGTTGCTGGCGTACCAAAGGCATCATCAACTGCAACTACAGCAGCACTGTTCCCTCTATAAGGAGACTTCAATGTTATAGTGTTATTCACTAAATCAATACTGTCGATGATGTAAGAATCACCTAAGATTTGAATCTCATTACCTACTGCAGGAGCACCAGTGATAGCACCTGCGAATTGTACCAATGTAGAATTGAACGCTACAGATGCATTACCTAATGCATTGGCAATTATAGTAGCATCTGAAGTTATAGAAACAGACAAATAGTTTTGCTCTCCTAATCCTATTCCTAAAGATTCTAAAGCTAAGTTTCTACCTAACTGTTCAGCTAATCCGTGAGCAACTTCTAACTGAGAAGCAGTACTATCAGTTTTGTATTGACCTGCTATAGCAGTTTGAGGAAACTTTCTGTTGGCAGCATCATTGTCGCGCTTGTTTATTCTTACGTGGTAAGAAGTATTGTTACCTGACGGTAAAGAACCTGCTGTACCATCCCATCCAAGAACAACTTCATGTTGAACTGCTGGTCTGTAATTCTTCCAAGAAACTTCAGTCTTCTCAACATCCATGATGTCCTTAAAGATTAAATCCTTGTTAGGCCCTTGTGATTGAACAATCCTTACTGGACCTGTTACAGGATAACCAGCGATAACCTTGTTCTCTAAGTTCGTTAATATTACCTCTCCAGCATTGGTGTTGAATGGAGTAACTATAGTTCCAACCGCAAGTCCTGAAGAAGTTACGTTTCCTGCGATGAACGTATAAGTATTATGATCTTGTTTTCTTAACATTTTTCTATGTTTTTTTTATTATTAATTTTTAACGTTACTCCAGTGTGTTTATTGGAGGTATGTACTCTTGCTTTTGTTCTTTTATTATTCCTAGAACTAAATCTCTAGCAATGTCTATTATAATCTCCTGAGCAGTCTCATTCAATATACAATTTCTTTGGTTAGTCAGTATTGTTCTATCAACAATTATCTGACTAGCTTTACTGAGATAGTTAATCCTATATCCAGTAATAGTAAACGTTCCATCACTAACAAGTTGATGCCTTCTAGCTGTACCAGAGTTAGTTATATTGCTTGTTTGTCTTGAGTACTGCATTCTCCAAACCAAAGGTTCTAAACCGTCTAGTTTTGGCTTCTTGTACTTGTTACGTTTCAAGCGTCTAAACTCGTGATGAGCTGTAGGTTTAACGTCAATCACTAAAGGATTTCCATCGCAATCAGTTCTATTAACAGTAGCGTCTTCATATATGGTGTACATGAGATCTTCTGGTAAGTCGAAAAATCTACCATCTCTAAGTACCCCAGTCTGACTAGCAGACACAGGGCAATTAAAGAAGTTTATCAATTCTGCTATAGATTGGTTCTTAGCTTCAGTCTCTTCGAAACCTTGACCCTTTCTATTGTTTAAATGGTCGTACTGTTGTTTGATGAAATAATTCTGAGCATTAGTCAAAAAGCTTGACAACTCGAAGTCCTCATACCCTGGCGAACCATTGGTATGACCTCTATCGAGCAAAAGCTCTAATCCATCTGCCATTTCATTACTAGTCATCTTATCTTGTACGGTTTATTCTGTTTTCAATTTGCATTTTTAATTCTTGGTTCTCAGGATCTCTTAAGAAGTATGCCATATCTCTAAGCTCTCCTACTTCCTTCCCGTTATCCAAGGCATAAATATTACCAGCTACTTTCTTGATAGCTTCAACTCTTAAAGCATCATAAATGAATACCTTGTCATCGAACAACTCATCTTCAACGATTTCTAAGAACTTGTTATGGTCTCTTTCAAGAGTTGCCATTACTTTGTCCTTTAAGTAATCAGTGTTGTATCTAGCAGGTATATTATTACCCATAGACTTGATGAAGTTAACCATCTTACTATCTGACCCCATTAGCTCAGCAAGTAAAGCGTATGCTTTAGCTTTGCTCTTAGAATCTTCAAGTCTTTGTGAAAGAACTTTATTCTCATCGACTATGGCGAAGTCAAAGTTTCCGTCAAATCTAGTCTCCCAAGAACTAGCGATAGCCGCTTGCTTCTTAAGTATCATATAGTGTACCATGTGAAGAGGGTCTGAAAGATCTAGTCTTAAACCTTCTCTAGTAACGGTAACTCTTCCTCTAGCGTCTGTTTTCCAAAAATTCTTTATACCACTAATTTCATTAGGAACTGTCATAGTTCCCATGTCACAACCCATTATCTTTTCGAAGAATCCTTGTTGTGTCAATTTTTCATTAGGAAATTGGACAGTATAGAACTGTTCAAAGTTGTCAAATATCTTGGACAAACCACCTTGTCTGAAGAATGGTAACTGAAAGCTACGTTTAGCTCTCTTTAATATGAAAGGTTCGTTATCTACATCTTTACCATTAACTAGTAATGTAGACCACTTACCTGTTCCAGCAACGGGAACAATCTTTACGATTCTGTTCTCTAAAAAGTTTTTCAACTTCTTCACCTTTTTTATCGGCTCTTTAGCTACGATTGGTGCTGCTGGTGTACTCTCTGGAGTTGGGGCAGAAGCAACTACCTTCTCAGTAGTTGCCTTTGCTTTGTTATCTCCTTTATCTAAACTATCTTTCTGTGCTGTCATTTGTTTATTTTTTTAGAAATTAGAAACTGCTAATTGCATGTCAATTATTTTCGTTGGATCTTCGATCATCATTCCTCCTGCCTTCATAAAGTGCACTTGGTATCCATCTACTGACGATACTGCGAATGAACTCGCTGAGTTCTTCTTAGTACCTGGAGAGAACGGATCTCTCATCCCTGGTAAGTACTTCCAGATTAGGTCATCATAACCTTTGGCAGTCGTTCTGTAAACACCTGCTTCTTCTCCGAATCCCATTGTAATCATTCTATGTGATTCAATAGTTCCTTTTCCATCTGGATGTCTACGAGAGAAGTGAGTTTCATCATCGAAGAAGTCGATAATCTCAACAGTTAAACGAATACCATTGTAGTACTCATACTCGTTGAATTGGTATCCATATCCTAACGTGTTCTTAGAACCTAAATTACTAGGACTAGTAGACTTACTAGCGAACCCGTGATTGATGATAGTCCATCTACTTGAAGCTTTAGCCTCAATCTGCTTGTGGATTTCAATTGCTCCCCATTCACCAGTCATAACATGTACGTGACGTTTATCACGAGACATCTTACCAATAGACATATCCAGGATTAACTCCATGTGGAAATCTAAATCGTAAGAGTTATAGTAGTGACGATTTGATGGTGCGATTTGCTCGAAGAAACCTGCACCTGCTTCAATAGCAAATTTAGTTTTATCGTCAAAGTTTAAGTACTTGTGGTCAGAACCCCAGTTACGCTTACCGTAAACTTGCATTCTCGCAAACATCTCTTCACATTGGTGATGAGCAACCATATCTTGATAGTTGATCCATACCTTTTCTTGAATCTTTCCACCATCAGCAGAGAATCCAAATTCTAAAGGTTCGTTATCACCTTTGTTAATTACGTTACCAGGAACTTCATACTCCATTCTCATTTGAGAAAGTCTGTTTTCCATTCTCCAAGGAGACGTAAATGTAGGCTTAGCACCTTGGTAAGATAACGTTGAAGGAGTAGCTCCATAGAATTTAGAGAAGCGAATACCTCTTACTAATTCTTGAACTGGAACGGCAATTCTTAAGTTTGCGTTCAATAACTCTACTTCATACTTGAACAAAGAATCTTCTCCGTAAGCACGCTTTACTAAAAAGTGGTAATCATCTACCTCTCCTTTTAATACGTTTGTTTCTTCGAAAAGCCCTTCTTTAAAGACTAAGATGAAACGTCCTCTTTGAGCTCCTATCACTGCTGGGAAGTTCCCTGCTGATACTGACTCTCCAGTTAATGTTTCTGCATCCTCTAATGGAATGTTCTTTTCTTCTTGTCCTTTCAGCATCCACTGATAGAATCCGTTTTCTTGAGTAACCTCTTTTACAGGAAATCTTGATACAAACTCTCTAAGCTTACCAGAAAGGTTATTCTTATAGATGCTTCTAATAGCTGTATCAATTAACTCAGGCTGTTGTTGGTACAACGTATAAAAATGATTATCGGTAACTAAACCGTTGTAATCAACTGCTTCATACATTTGTAATGGAAGTAATTTTGCCATACTGTGTTATTATTTGCTTTTTTTATTATTATTATTAACTATTCCTTACTTTGCTCCGAATATCTTGCTAAGATTGCTAAGCTTATCCTCAACTGTCTTACTTTCATTCGGTTTGAATCCTTCTGCTGAATCAGAGCTATTTAGTAATGAATCTAATTCGCTAGAAGCTTTAGATTTCGATACCTTCATTAACTTACTGATGTCAGGAGTGAAGTCTCCATTTTTATCTTGTTTGAACACCCCTAAGACGTTCAAGTAATTTATCAATGTTGCGAACCCTTCTGGATTCTTATTCTGTTTGTAGGCGATTTCAGTGAACTTTCTACCGTCTTCTCCAACGTGAACTGTTTCAGACATACTAGACTTAATCTTATCTCTAGTGACTTTGTTCAATGCTAAACCTTCAATGAAGTGATCTTTCTCATCAATCATTGTTGTTATCTTCTGAACAATTTCTTTTTGAGAATTTTCAAACTTTTCTTCAGCCAACTTCTTAGCATCTGCTTGTTGCTTTACAAAAGCGTTTGTCATCGTCTTTAAAGGTTCTACTGAACTTTTAGCTTTATCAGTCAATTTGTCTAACAATTTAGCATCGTCTACCATTTCAGTGATTTGATCGTCAGTTAATCCAGTTGCTTTCAAGTACTTTGTATATACTTGTTCAGCTACCTTTTCATCTTTAAGCTTATCATCTGTAATGTCTTCGTAGAATGCTAAATCTTTAGCTACGTTTATCGCTACACTTTCATCGTCAAACGACGATTCTATTTCTAAGAACTTTTTCTTCGCACCAGAGAACTTGTCTCCATACGAACTTTCAAACTTTTTCTTCTTCTCCTCAAGAGTCTTTTCAACCAACTCTTTAAGATCATCAGCCGACTTAATCTCTCCTTCTTCAAATTCTCCAAGAGCTCCCATTTCTGCTAGTTCTTTTGCGAATACTGAATATTTGTTTTTAGCACCTTCTCCTTCTTCTGGAGGTTTAGCCCCTTCTACAGGAGGAGTTCCTTCTGTAGGTGTATTTTCTGGAGCAGCATCTCTTTTTACTGGGGTTATCTCTACGTAACCTTCAGGCTTAGTGTCTTCCTTGTTAGCTTCAGGTCCTTTCGGATCTTCTGTAGCTCCTGGAGCTTCCTCACCTTTATTCTTTAAATCTTCTAGTTGGCTTACTGGAACTATCTCTAGCCCTTCAAACAAACCATCATTCATGCTGTCAAAATCCATAACGTATTATTTGTTATAATACAATGTTACAAAAATTATAACGTCCTCTAACATTCTTGTCATGACTCGTTATAATAATTATCACTTCGTATTATTGCTGTTTGGCACATTTTTTTTCCTGTCTATTGCTTCCTGAGCTTTGTTGTGTCTTACATTCTCTTTCAGCGTATCTCTTTTTATCTCGTTGTCACTTATTACTTTTTGTCTCTCAAGCTCATTCTTACTTCTTTCAAGTCCATCATCTACACCATTACTGTTAGAATCTAATTTTCTTGATGAATCAATATCTTTCTGACCTACATTAGTATATAGTTCCTCTCTCTTGAAATCTAGTTCCTCTCTTTTTAGAGCCATCTCATCTTGATGCTTTTGAACTTCCCAATCTCTAGCTTCTTTTTTATCTTGAGCATCTAATTGTTGAGCTTGCTTAGCAACTTCGTTCTGTTCCATTTGCATCTTCTCATTACGCTCTCTCAATTCTTCAGCACTATTTTTTAACTTTCTGCTTAACTCTTGTACAGACTCAGATTGATACATATCTATAATATCAGACAATTCTGCATTACCATTTTGTATCGCTGCATGAGCTAACTGTTTAAGATCTGCGAATAACTGAGCGTCACTTGTGCTATCTGAAAGATGCAGGTCAAATTCTGCAGATGGAAACTCATCTATCTGGTCCAAAAATACTTGCCCCATGTCATCTAACATGTAAGCACCGTTTTGAGGATTTGTTTTGTAGGCGAACTGACAAGCTTCAAGATACTTTTTAAGTACCCTTTTTACGAAGTTGTTTTGTATTGAGAACCATTTTTCAGTAATGTGAGACGATTGATTAATCTCTCTCTCAACATTTCCAACAGCTTCATTGCTTCCAATAGCTCCTTCTCTTCCTGCTGATACACCAGTTATTCTACCCATAGTTTGTTCTATATGGAATAACTGATCGTTATACATTTGAATTTCTTTACCATCTCCACTTAAGTCGATAGTAGTTCCTGTTAATGTATTGAATGCACCTGCAGATTTACCTTGAGAAGGGCCTTTTAATATCTCATTTGTTGGGTCTAAGAACCCTAATTTGTTTACTGTTAAGTACTTAATCCAGTCTTCGGCTTCCCATCCTGAAGGTATCATTGATGCGTTTATTAACGCTGCAGACCCTTTATGGGTAGCCAATGCAATCTCTCTTTTCCACCATAGAATATCATAGGCGTAGTCTAATGGCTTGGATATATCTGTTAAAGATGTAGCTCCTACTGTTCCGATATAGTTTGGAGTTACCAGTGATGGATTGACAATCGACCTACCTTGGAATGGAATTACTTCTCCTTTTACATAGATGTCTTCTCCGATCACAGCTATCTTATGCCATTCACTTATCCATCTAACCGCTACAAGCTCTTCCCCAACAACGTCATCAAGAATGTAGTTTTCATTCCTGTAGTCGTACATTGCCTCTCCGTCTTCGTACCATTTAATATATTGTACCTTTCTTTTTCCTTTCCAAGAAACTCTCATTATCCTTATCAGGCCTTGATCGTTTACTGTCGCTCCAAAAGAATGTTGAGACTTTATCTGAGACCCTGGCACTATTTGAACACCGTCAGGACCTTGAGGTCCATATCTATCGAATACACTTTGATCTCCTCCGTAACCATAGCTACCTTGAGAACCTTCTGAGTATTTTTCAATTTTAGTTATATCTGCAGATGACAATTCATCATTATAATCATCCAGTAACTTTCCTGGACCAGAGTACCCAAACTCTACAATTATCTCTGCATCTTCTATTTTCTTAGAATCTCCAGAACCCCATGTGTACATGTTTCTTGGGTCAACTCTTCTAATTACGGGCTTTCCTGCTAGAACATCTATGTAAACCATTTGCTCTGCTGAAACCAATAAATCTTCAAATTCTTCTTCGAATAAGAAAGCTAGGAACTGTTCCTTGTATTCTTTCTTTAATATTTTGTTAGCTGTAATCTCAAGTATGTCTTGGTAGTCGTACTTGATGTATTTTTGAAAAGCTTTGATTTCTTTTTCCAGTTCTTCTTGATTAATAGACTCTCTAGTTATTTTGTCAATTATGAACTTTTCGAATTTCTTCTTGATGTCCTTTTCTTTACTGCTGCTACCTTCCTTATCGTTTGCTGATAGGAAAGCTTTAAAGTCTTTCTTTCTTTTTATGTATTCACCTACAAGTAGGTTTATCTTAGAGTTCCCAATTCCTACGTGCTTAAATTGTGATGGTAATTTATCAAGACCTATGTCGTCTAAATCAATGTACTTTTTGAAATTGTTGATGTTTATCCTGTTCTCTCTCAAGTCAAAATTCTCTTGTTTGTTCTCAAACATTTGTTTCAACCCACCACCATATATAAGAGACTTGGCAAACTCTGCGTTCTTTATGTACCAGTTCTTATTCTTTTTATTAGAGGCAATTTTCTGTGCTGGAAAAGTTGTTACTCTTTTATTGTGTTTGATTTCCATAGTCTTTGTAATTCTGTAAAAATACTAAAAATATCAATACTATTTAAGTATGCCCATTTTTTTAAAGTAGTTGCTCTGTAGGAAACTCTTTTCTACTTTGGTTGCTTCAGTCTTTATAGCTCTGTATTGAGTCTGGTCATGCCACATTAACATACACATAGCTGATACCCTATCAAAGTTGGCATCTGGATTGTAAAGGATACATTCCTTAAGAAGTGCTGGGAACTTTATTGTACTTAACATCCTAACGTCGCTACTCTTATTAATCTTCTCTAACATCCAAGATTTAAAGAATCTAAGACCAGTTTCATTTATAGGACCAGATGCATTTATACCTTTTGAAGTATTCGTTCCAGCTTTGTAGGTGTCTGTATTTCTAAGATGAGGAGGGGTTTCTGCTAGTAAGTATGTCTGCTTTCTGTTTTCGAAGTAAGTGTATAACCCTGGTAAATTCTTCTCATACATTAACGTACCATTGTAATATAGACATAATTTTCTACACATCTCGTAGAAGTCATTAGGATCATCTGTACGACCTGTATATTCAGCAACTATTCTACGTGTGAATCTATTCATTACAAATACCGATGTTAGCGAGTCTGTTGATGATACTGCTTTATCAACTGTATCTCCTCCTAACAAGTAAGTTCCTGCTGGAACTTGTCCATCTACCTTTTGAGGCTTCTCTGAAATTTCTAATGCTCCAACTTTGTTTAGTGATTTCTTTGACAGTGGATAATCTCTAATTGGTTCTAATTCTGTGTCATTTTTAAACTCTACTTCTCCAGCTTCATTGAACTCCAGCTTACCAACAAAATTAGCATCTAACTCTGTACTACTGTATTCTAATTCAGTAAGTGTGTCTTTAAGATCTGCTGCTGGAAAGAATCCTCCTTCAGACACTAAGAATATTTCTGACGGAATAAGAGGTCTGTTAATTATGAAGGAAAAGTACTTCTCTTTAGAAGATCTCTTCATTTCTTCCCTTCTGTCCTTCCAGTACTTCTCAGCCATAGTGAAGTTGGTTAACTTGTTTGGACCTTCTTTGAATCTGTTTACTGCCATTGATGCAGGAACGAAGTATCCAATCTTCTTGGATCTATTCTCCCATTGGTCGTGAAATGCTAAACAGTTGTAATCTTCTGGATTTTCAAATATCTTTTTAAGGTGAGTTACTGAGTTTCCTTTTACAAATCCTCCAGTACCAAACATATATACAGTTCCGTATTGTCTACCATCATCAGATACAGTATCTTCCAGTCCTCCAAGAACTTCCTCGATATTATTCATAAATCCAACTTCCTCAAGCGCAACCAGCGATGGTCTTGAACCTGCAGCTGCTAATGGATCTTTCTCGAATGTCCTATGTATCAGCTTAGAAGCTGACTTTTTAGCCTCTACTGTTTGCTCTGCATTCTTGAACGAACCTTTGCTAGGAACATAAAGTGGAGACGGATAAAACTCTCCTCCAAACCATATTGATCCTGGTAGATTGTCTAATCCAATCGTAGCTTTACTTAGGAGCTCCATAGAATATTTGGCCTCTATAGCACCTACAAGAGTCTCTGATGCGAGTGGTGTTTTATTTCTTTTATTCTCCAAATAGAAGTCATAATCAATAGCTCCGTCAAACATCCAGTTATGTCCAATCCATACTCCTGCATTGTATGATTTACCCGTATTGTGTTGAACTACATAGTCTGACTTTACAAACAAGTGATCCCCGTCAAGCTTGAATCCAAAAAACTCTCCTTTGCCTATGTACTCCATATCGAATGAAGATTCCTGCACATTGCTACGATTCGTTAACCCTTTTATCTTTATACTCGACTTATAGAGCTTTATTGATTGCAACAAAGATTGATGTTTGAACACGATTTTGGTTCTGATATTTATGTGTTTTCCGTAGTTTGAAACCTGTAATTTATGGTTACTATTTGTTACAAATTCATCAAATCCTCCTGTTGTAGGTTTTATCTTATACAGGTCATCTATTCCAGAGTGAGTCCATTGTACATTTCTAGGGCCTCCATCTGGACCCATGACTACATCTCCTTTTACAATATCTTGCACAAGCTTTATAGTTCCATCGTACATGACAACCTCAGTATCTTTACCAAAGCAATCTCTACTCTCCAGATCAATCACGTTCATTGCTGAATTCTTGTATTGAGGTTTACCCATGCTACCTTTAACATGAACCCTCCTTAAGTATTCTCTGGCTGTGACGTATTCCTTTCTTTGGCCGTTAGCTTTAAAAGCCTCTGGTACTCCTATCTTCAGCAACGCTTCGCTACCAAAATCCCGTACACCTTGCTCAAATCTAAAACAAGTCTCTTCTGTATCTCCTTCAAATCCAGAGAACCCTCTAGCTTCAGCAAGGTTCAAATGCTTATCCCATTCAAGATCACGAATGTACGGCCTACCTAATATCTTTCCGATAGATTTTTCTGAAGACATTTTGATATGCCAAACGTTAGCAAAAGTATATAATGTTCCTGGCATCCACTTTCCGCCAACCCACATTCCTTCTATACATTTACGCTTGACATCTCCCCAATAAGCCAACCTTTCGTACCGTTGAGATACAGGATTGTAACTAGGATGTTCCTTCGTTATAAAGTTCTGAGTGTTATATAGCATTCTCTTCTTTGTATTTGTTCCAATCTTCTTCTCCCATTAAGTCTGGGAACTTGTTTCCTCCGCACTGCTTAGTAACAAAGAACTTCCCGGGTGTGCTACATCCGCAATGTTGACACTTGAATTTGCAAGAGTCCTCACATACTTTCATTCTGTAAGCCACTTGCTCTTTCTTATACTCTGGTAAATGCATAAACTCCGCAGCCTTAATAGGTGGGAGTTTACTTATTATCAACCTAGTGTTACCTTGGATGAATTCCGATATGTTTTTTAGTGTTATCATTAGAAGTCGTCGCTATCTGAGTCATAGACTACCTTTCCGTTATCTTTTGACAAACTAAGGTCTAAGTTCTTTTTAGTATCAGCGTACTCTTTAAAGTATTTAGCAGTACTGGCTAGTAATTTGTCTAGTGCTTCTACAGATTTGAAGTTGACTACATTTAGTCCTGTTTCAGGATCTTCTCTCCCTTCTAGTTCTTCTATATACCATTTCTTAAGAGAAGACTGTCTCATCCTCATTATCTCGTACCATTCGTTCATTTCAAACTCTAATGGATCAAGTGCAACCTCTTTGTATTTAGCTATCAAGCTTAAGGAAAACTCTGATTTCCAATCAAAGTTGACATCCTTTATTATGTCTTTTGCTAATTGAACTTGCTTCTCATCTTCGTTCAACATATACAATTTAGATGCTGGATTGTAGGCGTAATGTAGTGCCCACATAACCTTGCTTGAGTAAGCTTTCATTCTACTAGCCTTATCGTCTTTGTATAGCGTTTTGAACGGCTCAACGTATTTAAGTTCTGGGAACTCGTCCCAAAATCTCTTTGTATGGTCAAAATGATTTCTAAGGTTGCTCATCTAATTTCTTTCTTTTATATTCTCTTCGTCTTTCTAACTTGTACTTATTCGGCATTATCTTAGCTATACCGCTGAGATGTAGAACACTCAGAGATTCTTCTATAGCTCCAAGATCATCTTCTTTATACTTTTCAGACATCAACTTAGCAGCAGTACGTCCGTAATCTCTGTAAGCTTGAAGGGCCTTTCTTTCGTTAAGACCCTTCTCCCTTGCCACTTCTCTAATTATATCTTCCTGCCACTTCTCCATTTATAAACTCTTTATAAATTCATGTAGTTTTAAATTCCATTTAGCGTCGTCAAGAGCATTGTGTTCATTACTTTGTTTAGGGTAGTTTTCTAATCTTTTACAATACTTTAAATGTTTGTTAAAACTCTCTTGTGTAATACACATTCCAGCATTTCTAACTTTACTATCTAACTCTTGCTTTAAATCTATACAGTACATTGGGAATCCTTTTGGTAGGTCAATCATACGTCCAAATAACCAACAGAATACTACCCAATCGTAATCAGCATAGTATGCGTAGAAATTTATGTCTTTCGGTATAATCTTCTCTGTGTTTTCCTTTGGGTAGCCTGTAACAGCGAATCCGTAAGTAAACTCTATAATTTCATTTGCTATTTGAGTCTTTGATTTACCCTTCCAATCAATCAATCTTTTAAACCCTTTGTACGTAAAATCTTCTTTATGGTAAGTAGTTTCAGAATTTAATTCTTTCCATATATCTTTAAGTACATTTTCTCTTAACCACTCATTATTCCAAGCAGCTCTTACGTCAAACTCTTTACAAACATTGTAGTATTCTCTACCGTCTTCCGCTACAATACCTATTGAAATAAGCTCTATAGTGTCTGTAGCTTTACCTATAAAAGGTTTCTTTTTGTATTCGTGAAATTCTGTGTCTATATAATAATTCATGCTGTCTTTATTGTATTTGTTTAAAACCCTGGTTTAGATTCTTCTTTACGATTCTCGTTGAGATCGTGAGTAGCATCCATTGTTCTCTTTATGATTAATATTCCTAAGAAGTATATCTTAACTATCGTCTCTTCATTACAAATGTTGTCTTTTATTGACATCCATTTAATTTTTTGCTCTGTGACTCTTTTAATCATAACTACTCAGTAAAGTTTGCTTTAACTGCAAAATGACAAGCTCCTTCTAATTCTGTTTGAGCTATAGATATTACTCTATGCTTTTCTCCAGAAGCTTCTTCAGTTCTCATGCCTTCAAGAAGGTCTATTACTTCAGCAACTTTGTTTTTGATTTCATCAACCGTGCTGTTCTTTGCTGGATTAAATTCAGCCTTTACTCTTTTTTGTCCTAGTGTTTGTCCCATGATTACTTTTCTTTTTGATCTTCTGTTAATTCAGATACTATTCTAGTATCTTTTGATAATTCTGCTTCAGTAATTACATCTCCTCTTCTGTAGATTAACCTATAAGGTCCGTTAACCTCTGTAAGAGATTTAAGGTTTTCTGCATTCTTTTCCGATTCATTGTCATATATGAATACTAATCCGTTAGCTTCACATTCCCATTTAGTGAAAGGAGATACAACCTCGTCGCTCTTCAATAAGAATATATCTCTAGCCGTCTTTCTATAAACTCTAAGATTATGACTAGACTCTCTCATAAGTCTTTGAAATATTCTGTTTGCTAAATGCTCGTGAGCTATATCGTTGTCGTGATGATCCGTAACTGTAACGCTACCATTCTTGTATAATTCTTGGATGTGTGAATCTACCAATCTAGTAGTTCTACCTGTTCCTCTAAACTCGTCTTCTTTTAATTCTGCCATGATTATTTTTTATGAAAATTTAATATCTATTTTTTTCTTCTTTATTACTTCAGCCTCAGACGAATCTGCTATTTCCTTACCTAGCGTAGATGAGCTAGGAACTTTAGGAAACTCGAATCCACCTATAGAATGAGCTGGTTTTGCTACTGATTCTATTTCTTGCTCTTCTTTAATCGGTAAAACTTCGTCTATGATTTCTTCCGGTACTGAAGGAGTAGGCTTTGGTATAGGTGTCGGAGTAGGATACACAGCCTTAGCTGGCTCTTCTTTCCTTGTTAGGATTAGTCCTAGTTCTATACCTTCTTCTGACGGTTCAATGATAAGCGTCTTGTTTAAGACTCCGCTCTCTGATAATATCTCCTTTCCAAAAAACTTCTTCGTTTTTAATCTTTTAAGTACTTGGGAGAAGGCAGTAGACTTCATTCCTAAGTCTCTATATATCTCCTGTCTAATTTCAGTCGATAGTATAAATTTAGCTCTTTTGTTTTCTTCAATCGAACTATACTCAATATTGTACTCTATGAGCTTAGCTAGTACTAACTGCTCTTGAGGACTTAGATTTAACGAGAAATTCAGGAAAGCCACCACTTGTCTGTAGACTTGGCCACCTACAAATGGTAATGCTAACTTGAATTCTTTCATTTAGTTTTCTTGCTGTTTGATAAATATACCTTTAGCTTCTTTCTGCATCTCTTCATCAGTTCTCATCTGAACCGCAGCCTGGTTAATCACAAGCATACCAGTACCCATAAGGTATTGGATCATCTTCTTATACATAACAACGTATTGTTTGAAGACTTGGATTTCCTTGCTAATAGTTATAGCGAACTCTTGTAACGCTATGGTCCTATTTACACCTGCTGATTTGGTTGTTAGAGTGATTGAAAACACACCATTCTTAGTGTTGTCCTTAATATTGAATGATTGCCCCATAGAGACAAATTCTTTATTAATCTCGTTTACCATTGATTCAGTAAACTTCTTTAGGTAATTAAATTCTGCCGTATCTGTCATTACGTGTTATTTATTTAGTGAAACCTAACGCTACTAATTTATCCTCTGGAGAATTCTTAACAGCTACTTTTTCACTCAACTTCTCAATGAAGCTGTCATGAGCCTCTTCAATAGGCATCTTAGTATCGTAATATTTAACACCTAATTCCTTTCCTAACTTGTCAGTAGCAATGAACTCGTTGAACACTTCTTGATCCTCAGACTCAGGATACTCACCTTTTTTGATTCTTTTAGGTGAAGAAAGTTCTACTGTAATGATTACTACTTCTCCGTTGATTGTGGTTGTTTTTACCATTGTAATGTTTTGTTCGTTTATATATATATGAACTGTAAAGATAGGTAAAAATTTGTAATAGAAAAATCTAGGCATAAAAAAGCCCCTACATAATTGCAGAGGTGTATTTTCTTCCATCAACTCATCACTAGATGGTATCTTATATTCTTTCGGCTTCCTTAGACTCAAAAGTTTTTAATAAGTAATTAAAAATTTATCGCTTCGTCATCCTCATAAAGAAGATTGTTAATCTCCTTCATCGCATAGCGATGGTTACGGCTTCGCCTATCTACGCTGTTTTGTAGAGAATTGATGCCTAAGAAGTGAATGTTATACCTTTCTTCGTTACCGTTGTTTGCTTTCAGATTCATATCGCTTCCGTCACGACTTAGATTCTGTAAGTTTTATGTTGTCTCTAAACAGCTATGTATTTATTGACTTGTTATCACGATACTTACTAAAAGGATAGCTTGGAATTAAGAGGTCCCGTAACCAAGAATTTTCATTCCTCAACCGGCAAGCTCCACTATTTGCTCAAACATCCAGATGCAAATATAAGGTTTTATTGCTTATGTGCCAAGATATTAGGTGTGTTTTTTATATTTTTTTTTGGGACTTTTGTATACGAATTGTATGGGTTTTTAATTTTTAGACCCCCCCCTATACTTTTTATATGTTAGCTTCTATAGACTTTTAATTTTTTAGAACCCCATATGTTAGCTTCTAAAGACTATCCACCCAAACAACCCCTACTAAGTTTTAGCGGGAAAAGGTCCCGCCCCTTAAATTGCCAATCGGCCAAACAATTACTACTATGGACATTATTATCGACAAAATTACGAACTCAGAAAAGAACGAAGGATTATCACACTTATCTATGACTGCTAGTGTAAAGACTAAGTTTGGTCTTAACACTACAAAGATGTACATGTGGGTGATGGATACTGAACTTAGCGAGGGTGATACTATTACTGTATCTTCTAGCGACTTCACGTCTTATCAGAAAGAGATGACTGGTGATGATGGTGTTACTAGAGTATTGACATACCTGAAGCCTTCTGTATTCTAATACCTTAATAGGGTGAGTGACCTGTAATGGTTGCTCATCTGTTACCGAGGTTGTATGTGATATGCATGCTTATTGGTTTGATAACTACCGACTGTACCAGACTGGACCAGACTGTAACAACAAGGTCGTAGACTATACCTTATTATATAGACACCTGCAGAATTGGAACTTTAGCAAAATATCAATACGTACAACATTAGCACATTACGGTCCTTATTGGACCAATATTACTAGACTGTACTGTTATGTACTGACTGTTAACCAGTTAGGCCTTGATAGGACTACACTTCTTGGATGGGAAATGTTGAAAAGTGTTGGAAAGTGTTAGCAAGTGTGGATGTAATTTACTTATGCTCTCTCGTACCAATCCCATCATACCAACATACATCCATTTTAAAGAGCTTAATGTTATTGTCCTTAACAACCAGTCCAGAAGAATACAACAGTCCGTAAGGATTACATTTTACTAGCATTATACATAAAATACTATGTGTGTGTTAGCAACCTATTACATAAACAAACAACTTTTTTACACAACAATCATTAAAAACTACTACAATTATGGGATTTCAAATACAAACTAGTGAAAAGAAAGCAATAGCTATTAACGATTTAGATATTGAAGCATGTGCTCTATGGGGACATGAAGTTGACAAGAAAGCATACGCTAAACCTCTTAGCAGAGATAAGTTCGAGAACTCTATGGATTATCATTTCCAATCCAATTGGTTTGATGCCATTGGAGGTATGATAGCTCATCCATCAAAATCACCTTACTATAGTGGGTGGAAAGAGATTAAGCATGGGTTTATTAAACTACATATGGCATCACATTACTTCAAGGGAGATACTTTAGAGTGTCAATCACCAGAGTATATTGCTGAAGCATACAAACATGTTGTTAAGTATGTAGAGCCATATTTATCATTAATAGATCATTGGGAGTCTAAAGGATATATTCCAGTTAAAATAGATTAAAACAAAACTGTAACAAACATTAAAAACTACTATATCATGAAGGAATTATTAGAACAATTGTTAGAGTCTTACAGAGAAAGACTTGAGTATGCAATCCTTAAAGAAGGAAAAGATAATCTTTATTACATTATAGGATTATGTAATAGTGTTAGACATGCTGCTTCAAATATAGAAGACTTCTATAAGCTTAAAGATTATCTTAGAAAGAATCTGCCTGATAAAGTACATAGACCTTGTGATGGAGGAAGAATTTGGGAAATAAGTGATGATAACTATTCTTTCCCATTAACTATCAAAGGTCACGATATGCGTGAAGCTTGGATGATAGAACATATTAACAAACATTAAGATATTAATAGAGGACAATAAACGATAGGTTTTATTAGGGGTAGTCATTTCCTATCGGTCCTCTATTATTCATTTATACCCATAAAAAACAACAACCCATGAAAATAGCATTATCATTAATATTAGTAGGAGTAGTATTCGCAATATTATTCATAGCCTTTATGGCTACATTAGGAGCGATCAACAACCTTATGTTGAGTAACTCATTTATAGCAGTAATAATAACTGCGTCGGTATTATTATACTTCAATAGAGAAAGAAAATAACAACCCTTAAAAATAGATTAAGATGAGATATTCGCAACAAATAATAATTGAAGACTTGAAAAAGCTTATAGGAAAAAATGTACACTTCTCTAATTATGGAGGAAGAAACATAGATATTAAGCATGTATTTGCTGACATTGAATGTGATCAGACAATATATGTAGCTGATGATAATGTAGCTTTAGCTATTAACATCTCTGCATTAAAGTATAAAATAAGACAAGAGTCTAAATAACAACCCTTAAAAACCTAGAGACATGAAACATTTACCATTTGTATTAATTGTAATATCAATATTATCAATATTAACAGCGTTAATCTTCAGTGAGACTGGAGTAGCTGTAACGTTAGGAGTAACAATATTACCTATATCATTAAAGATATGGATAGAGCAAGGTCATTATAATGACAAGAAAGTAGTTAATCGCTACAAGTCAAGACATGCTTATGATAGAATTAATAACCCAAGAGCTGTTAATCGCTATAAACAACAAAGATAGTTATGAATCCAATGTATGTATTTGAGTCACCTATATCTTCAGTGGAAGAGAGTAGCGAGACTATCAGAAGAATAGCAGTATTCACAAAGAGACAAGGCTTTAAGTTTATCAAAAAGAATCAATCTCCTCTTGCTAAAAGTAAGCTTAATATCAGCGGAATGAAACATGGTGAACATCTTATGTTTCAAGGAAGAATATTAATTAGAATCCGAGAGGATCAATGCGTAGGTGCTGAAATAAAAACAGTTAACCTAAAGTAAATATTTAAGGAGCGCATAATGCGCTATAATCAGAAGTGGTGTTGTAGTAGTCATCACTTCTGATTTAAAAACAAACTACTAATAAAACCAATCCCTATTATTATGGCAAAGCCAAGAACATTAAAATCGTTAGAAGAATTAGCAACAGTATTCGCAGTAATGAATAAAGAAATTGCTGAGAAGCAAAGTTCTCATGTATTATACATTGAGATGTTAAGAAGACAGTTAGTTAGCACTCATGAGTTTCATATGCTAATCGACTCTATTAATTCCGAAAAGAAAGAACCAAAGAAAGAAATTAAAGTTCCTTCTAAAGAAGAAGTTGAAGGTATATTAGCTGAAATGGCACTTGAAATATTACCAATAGATGTTGACAAGACGGTTGAAACTATTAGAGATCATATTTCAAAAGGAATAAGCTTTGATGATATTAGAGCTAAAATGAAACATGAGATGCAAAAAGCATCAATATTAGGTATGATTAAATCATCAATAGAAAATTAAGATTAAAAGATCACAAATAAGAAATGAGTAGTAGTACAGAGGAGAGAACGCTGTACTACTATTTATACTACACACTCAGGTAATAGCGAGCTGTTCAAATGAAATGTAAAGAAGTCTCAACCAAATCAAAACCAAAAATTAAAACCAGGGTTATAAAACCCACAACAAGAAAAGATTATGAAAAACACAAACACAAGTCCGAAAGCATTATTTGTTAAAGCTGTTACTTCAGTAGATGAAGAAAACGAACAATTAGTAGATAAGAATGGTAGAGAGTATAAAAGAATTACTGTCTCAAAAGTAGATTATTCTTTGGTCTTTAATCCTATTACAGGTAAAGACGAAGTTGCCGTTGGTAAAACTAAAGAATCAGGATTCAAAGCCTATAAAAAGAACTATTTAGATCGTGAAGATTTTGGATGGACTCTTGAACCAGGTAAAATGATCCTTGGTGATTTAATAACTAAGAATACTACTCCTTATGAAATTGATGGTAGAATTGTTAATACAGCTACAGCTTTAGTAGTTGCTAACACTAACGAACCTGAAAACTTTAAAAGAGCTACTGCAGCTGCATTTAAAGATTTAGCATCACAAGGTAAGGATCAACCAGTGAGATTCACGGTTATCGAAGACGTTGTTGAGGAAGCTGCAAGTGCTGTAGTATCTGCAATTCCTGAAGGAATGGAGGGGTAATTACCTTCATTAAATGTTGAATAAAAAGACCTATAGCATAAGTTATAGGTCTTTTTTTATAGTCAAGTGGCGGAGTTGGTTTCAACGCTCCACTAAATAAAGTGGCAACTGAGTAGTTTAATTATAGCTAATTAAATAAAAGGTACGCAGGTTCGAATCCTGCCTTGACTACAAGTTAAATAGATAATTCCGAAGAAGGAATATATGTAGCTGACTAATAATACTAATCGTTGTGCAATCTTACTATAAAACCTGCATAGGTAAACGTGAGTGGTAAATAGCAGAAGTGCTAACAACGTGATATAAGGGTAGACTCTATGTGTAAGTTCGAATGCGAAGCACTAGAGCTACCCTTTATTTATTTATTTATTAAAAAACAAAACCCAATGAAAAAAGCAATTATTATAATAACAACAATCATAGCAACTAGTTGTGCTAATGTTGACAATTCAGAAGACAAGATTATACACGATCAAGGAAGAATAAAATTTATAGACTTTAAGAGTGAAGGCGCTATAGACTTACATATAATCGAAATAGACGGACAGGAGTATCTTGTTAGCTATAGAGGAGGAATTATAAAACTATAATAAAACAAACCCTCATGAAGTATAATTTTACAGTAAGAGTACATGCCGACGAAGATAGAAGTAGCGGAGGTTTAAGTGACATTAGATACATTGATATATCTGGAATAGTCTTAATATCTAAGCCAGAGAAATTCGGAGGAGTATGTTTTCATAAAGGAAATCAGAAAAAACACAAGTACACTATGAATTTGTCAAAGAATTTTGCATATGTGGCAGGGTCTATTAACTATCCAATACTGTGGATAAATAAAGGATTCATTGATATAGTTGTTAAAAACTTCCCAAGAAAACCAGAGTTGAATCTTAATGAATACCAATTAAAGTACAGAAAAATAGAAATTATCAACCAATAAAAACTACACCCATGAATATACATAAAGATTTAGAGAAGATTACTATGATTGCAATGCATTATGCTAAAGAGCATAAATGCAACTACTATATCATAATGACGAATCCTGATGAAAATGGAGAGTTTCAAGACTCTAGCACTTATGAATATGTTGCTGCAAGCTATTTTGAAAAAGAGAGAACTTGCAAGGTTATATCTACTACTGAAGAACTATGGAGCAGAGAAGAGATAGAGCCAGGCAGTCCTTTTAAACAGATCGACCATGAAGCTTTCATAAATGAAGTAAATAGTAGTTATAAAATCAGGAACTATTCATCTCCAACAGAAGAAAGTAGGTACAGAAGACCACAACAATACAGGAGAGAGTCTCCAAAGATTCAGAGGAACAGTAAGTGTCCATGTGAGTCAGGAAAGAAATACAAGCATTGTTGCTTGAAATAACTAGATATTATGACAGATCAATTAGTAAGCAAGAAAGTAGCAATACTAGCTAGAAAGAAAGCGTTCAACAAGCCTTGCAGGTGGGTTCACTATATGCAAGAAGAGCAAGAAGTGCCAAGTAAAATAGATTCAGAAGAGATATTTAACTCTGATATAGAAAAAAAGATAGTTGCTACTCCTACTCAGACATCACTATCGACTTGGATTAGAAAGATGAGAGGTGTTCATATTGAAATTGGAAGAAGTGCATCTGGATACTATTGGGATATGTGTATGTCAGATTCAGGAACTAATCTAGGTGGTAGCGGAATTACTGGTCCAAATGATAGTGGTCAATGGGATGAATATGAAGATGCTTTAGAAGACGCATTAGAACTTCAATTATCAATGGACTTACCAGAAAACTTCAACTCAATAAAACATTGGAGTAATTATGCTCATTTTGCACAAAAGAAAAGAAAAAAGAATAACAAGTAAAACATTTAAAAATCAACAACAACATGGCTATAAAGAAGAAAAAACCAATGAAAATAGTAGGACAAGAAGCTTTAATAAAAGAAGTAGGAAATGTCTTCAAGGTATTTAAAGCTTCAGAAGGAGAGTTAAGACCACATTTTATACTTACTGGACCAAGTGGTTCAGGTAAGACAGTAACAATTCAAAGTATGTGTGATGAGCACGAGTTGAATTATGTAGAAATTAACGCTGCTCAGTTAACAAAAGAAGGAACGAGTGGTAATTCATTATCAAAAGCTTTAGGTCCTTTAGGTCAAAGCCAAGGAAAGATGACAGTATGTTTTGTCGATGAATTCGATAAGCTTTTTATATCTGGAAATAGTAATGATAGTTCAGCACATGAATCATCAACTGGAGTTCAGAATGAATTTCTAAAAGTATTAGAATCAGATACTACGCAAGTATTTGGTGATTATGGAAAATTCATTAGCATTCCTATCAAGAATGTATTATTCATTTTTGCTGGAGCGTTTAATGGAGAAGAGCATATCACAGTTGATAGACTTCGAGAGATAGGAATTAAGACAGAGTTTTTAGGTAGAGTTGGATTAGTGTATAATACTCAAAAGCTTTCATTGGAGGCTTTGTATACAATAGTTGAAAACTCTCCTTTACTTGCTAAATATCTTTTGATATATAAAGACGTAAAACGAGAAGATGTAGAATCAACTATTAAAGACTATATTAAAAATAATTTCGAGTTGAACACTTTAGGTGCTAGACTAATATCTACGCTTATTCATCAATACTTCATTAAAGGAGGTAAAATTGGTGAAGACGAGGTTAAAGAATTAACTTTTCAAAAGACTTTAACTCTTGACTAGAGATTAAAACATACAGTTGTAGGATTAAAACCAGCGACTACTAACAATGAAAATTGCAGCTAGGTCTGTATGTTTTATAATTATAAATCACTAAAAGGAAAGCTTTATTAGACCATCAAGACTACATCAAATTCTTAGAAGCTGAATTAGAAATGTAAAACATTAACTACAGAATGAACAGAGTGCCTGTGCAGAAATGCAATTTAACATAGTCAGGTTCGATCAGAGGAATGACTCGGGAATAGGTTCAAGAAAGGTGATAAACAGGATATTTAGTTATCAGGCCTATTATTGATTAGCGTTAGGACTATCATAGTCATTCTGTAGTTATTAGTAAAGTGAGAGCCAAACACTTAAAAAGCGAGGTTCGTATATGACCTGTAAACAAAGATATAATAGTAATGCTAGAAATCGCTATGAAAATTAGTGAGCTGCTCGGAAAAGAAGCGGTCAGTAGTATTATGATAAACAAACTGTAAAGTGTCGTTAGTAGAGTGGCCTAGCACGTCTTGTGTAAAAACGAGGAAACATTGGTTCGAATCCAATACGGCATTCAATTATTATTAAAAGGGGAGGTAAAGGCAACAATATAGGTTTAGTAGATTTCTATTAGATAGGGGTCTAAATGCAGGTTCGAGTCCTGTCCTTTCCACTTATTACAAAAAAACACATTTAAAAAAAAACAATCCTATGAAAGGACTAAGACAAAAGTTTGAAAAAGATGAAATAGTAGGTCTTGATAAAGATTTAGCAACTAGTAGTGAAGTCAAAGTGGTTTCACAATCATCAGGAAGGTTATATACAACTGTTACAGCAAGCGACTATAGATGGTCTGTTATGACGTATAGGTTAAGTAAATTGAATCCTGAGAAAGAAGAAGATATTAAAACCTAGCGAAATGATAGTAGATATTAAAGATGAAAATAGTTCTGAGGAAAGAAGTGCAGAAATAAACGATCTTTTACCAAAAGTTCCGTTAACAACTTCAATTCATAAAAAGATTGAAAAGCTCCTATGTCCTTTGATGGTGAAAGCTATAAAAGCTGAACTTGAGATATACAGAGCCTATCCTAAAAGAATGAATGAAGATCCAAAAGTGGCTACTAAAACATTTGACACTAGGAATCCTTCAACATGTTTTGTTGGTAAAGGATTTAAAATGAATTCTTCCTTGGTAGATAAGGAGTTAGCAATATATAGGAGCAAAATAGGAACTATAGAACACAAAGAATGGGGTAACTGTACCTTGTTAGAAATATGGGGAGGCGACCATTTTGCTGAACATCCTAAGATGGTTAAAGCTGCATTTTCTTATGGAGTTGGACTTCGTGATACTATGCCTACAATAAAGATTTACGTTAATCCTCTTGTATATACTGAAAAATCAGGAAAGACTAAGTACACTCAGGAGGAAATCGAAGAAAGAGAAGCGTTTGACCTAATGGTCGCTAAAGCTCAGTTATTTGGAGTAAAAGAACCTAAAAAACGAAGAAGGTAATGTATAAAACTGAACCACATATTCTAATTCATAAAGAAACGAAAGAGTTTGTGTACTACGATGAAGATGGAGTAAGCTAAACTTCTAAAGACGGAAAGAAAGCTAAAATATTTATGGGATTAAAAAGTGCTAACTCCTATAAGAATGTAATGTTGAGTGACGATTACAAAGCATATAAAGTATCAAAGATAATCGTTAAAGAAAATTTATAAATTAGATATGAAAAAAATTGAAAGCAAATTGAAAGAATTTCTTACTTCTGTTTCTAGTGGAAATGGATATGGACATGGATATGGAGATGGAAATGGAAATGGACGTGGACATGGATATGGAAATGGACGTGGAGATGGAAATGGAGATGGAAGTGGAGATGGATATGGAGATGGAAGTGGAGATGGATATGGAAATGGAGATGGGAGCGGAGATGGGAGCGGAGATGGATATGGACATGGATATGGAATCATAAGTTTTTGTGGAGATCCTGTAGTTTATATTGACTCCACAAAAACTGTGGTAAGTCACATTAAAGGAAAAATACTTCAAGGATATATATTAGATGAAAGTTTAAGATTAACTCCTTGTTTCGTTGTTAAAGAAAAAGATGTATTTGCTCATGGAGAGTCTTTAAAAAAGGCTTATAAATCTTTAAAAGAGAAGATCTTATTAAAAAACCCCATTGAAGATAGAATCCAAGCTTTTGTTGACGTATTCGAAAAAGGAATAAAATACAAAGCTGAAGAGTTTTACAACTGGCACTTTATTTTAACAGGTAGTTGTCAGATAGGGAGAGATATTTTTTTAAAAGAAAACGACATATCATTATCTAGTAAGATGACAGTGAAGGAATTTATTGAAAAAACAGAAGATAAATATCAGGGAGATATTATAAAACAATTAAAATTAAAATATAAATAATTATGATAGGCAAAAAAGTTATCACAAGAAATGATGGAGCTGGAGTGTTTTTTGGAGAATTAGTCTCAGCTAAAAAGGACAAAGTAATACTTAAAAATGTTAAAAAGCTATATTATTGGTCAGGAGCGGCAGCAATTGAACAATTAGCTGTAGAAGGAGTAAAGTCGCCAGAAAAATGTAAATTTACAGTAGTTGTAGAGGAAATGGAAATAGGTCAAACATTGCAAATAATTCCATGTACAAAAGAAGCTATAAAAAATATTGAAGCCGTTCCTACTTGGAGAATTGATTAAAGTATCAAAAATAAATTACCATGCTCGAAATAGGAAACAAAGTAATATGTGTAGATGCAAGCATCCAGAATCACATGATAGAAGAGCTATCTAAAGACGTTCCTAATTGGGTGAAGCAAGACGAAATATATACCGTCAGAGGCTTTAACAACAACAAAGGAATAGTAGTAGGTGTCCTTTTAGAGGAAATAAGTAATCCAATAAAATTCTTTAAACTAACAGGTGAATATCAAGAACCTGCTTTTGCTACTTGGAGATTTAGAAAACAAGAAGAAGCATATATTGATTCGCTAGAAATTGAAGAAGAAAGTATTAGAGAGTTTGAGGTTTTAGAAAACTAACCCCTCCGCCTCCACAAGAAAAAAAAAGAAAGCGATGTTAAAAATTAAATGGAAAAAATCAAAAGGAGGAAGAGCTTTTGAGCACATATTAGAAGGGTGGGTTGGAAATCTACACTCTTTCAATATAGAAGGTCGTTTATGTGTAACTGACCTAAGAGGGATTAGAAAAACCCCTTGGCAAGCACCAAAACACTACATCATAGATGAGGTAGATAACAAAAGAGAGTTTGCTAAAAACATGGCTTATGAAATTTTAAACAACATAAATCCAGAAGTTTACAAAGCTAACTTAGAAAAGCAAAGAATTGATAACGAGAGAACTCAAAAAGTCATGAAAGAGGCACAAGACTTTTTAGATAAGATTCAAAAAAAACAACAATAACTATGAAAATATTTGAAGTTAAAGAATTTACAGATGGAGGTCCTAACGATAAAGGAGTCTTAATTGGCTACGAAAAAGGAGAGTCAAGTGAACAGTTAAAAAAGAAAAATGGAATAACTCATGGTTTCATATCTTTTCATGAAATATCTCAAGAGGAATATAACCGAAGAAAAGAAGGAGCTCGTAGACATTTTGAGTCGTTCACCTTTTAATTATTAACAATATTAAAAACTATATTATGACAATAGGAGAAATCAACTTACTATTAATATTATCAATCTGTATTGTAATAGGGTTATTTACTAGCGATTTTCTATGGTTTTTACAACCTCTAAGAAGCTGGGAAGGAAGAATACTAATATTAATGCTAATAATATTAACAACAGCTCTATCGTACTTAATATGGTGGATGAATCATTAAAATATTAACATTTATAAATTATCCTCCTTATGTATTTGAAAGAGTACGCATTATAAAAACTAGGCTGTAGAGGTAACGCGCAGTATAGGGGAAGTTTATAAATAAAACAAAAAGACTCATGAAAGACGAAGAATTATTAAGAAAAGCAAATTGGCTGTATCCAAAAGGCACAGTATTTAACTCTTTAGGAGGGGTGAAAAACATTACAGTTGATGAGTTGAACTTAAAAAAATCAAACACAAGAACCATAGAATGTAAAGAGGGATACCTTTATAATAAAGTAGACGATAAATGGGCTGAGATAGTTTCAAGACCAAATCAATACTTCCGAGTGTCAGATGTAGGAGAATACTACCCTTCAAGATCAGAAGGAAAAAAATATCCAGGATACATACCTGAAAAATCAATGACTACAGGTCTTTATAAAGTCATAGGAAGAGAGTTTTCAGAAAATATAGGAGAACTTTTAGTACTTTCAAATAAAAGTGGAGTGTTTTTTTACAAAGGAACTTCAAGACATCTTGAAGAAATTTCTAAAGAAGAGTATGGAGGTACACCTGCAAATAGGTATAAAGGAGATTTAAAAGGATTCCCTACTGAAGTAGTAGAGAAAATGCTAGAATTTCAAGTAGCTCAAGGTAATAAAAGAGATGTAACTGTGTTTGAAAATGATAAACGGGGGGTAAAAGACGATGGTGGTTTTGATTGGCGTAGTGACAACATTGTAGGTATTCCAGATTTTTTCAGTAGAGTTATAGGTGAAAGAGATTTTAGCTTGTTCTTTAAAGTATTTCCTAATCCAGAGACTTTCTCAGGAAAGATAAAGGGATGGCCTAAAGAAATTGTACATGCTATGATCTCTAACCAAGTAAAACAAGGTAACAAGCCAGATAAATCTATATTCGAAGAAATTCCATCAAGAAATCTTTATAATAGAGGATTTGACTGGGATAAATCTACAGAAGGTTCACTTTTATGGGAAAAAGTTTTAGCAAATGGAAATCATAAAGCTTTCTTTGATAAAGATATTGAAGAAAGTAAGCCTGATGTAGATCTAAAAAACTTAGAAGAAGTAAAGAAAGCTATATTATCTGGAGAATTGTGGATAGATAATAATTCTAAAAAACTTAAACCTGAGGATCTAAAAAGTTTAATTTCAGAAGATACCAGAAGTAGGTGTAGTTACAAATATTACTATAAAAATTCTTTGAATGATAATATAGGGTTTTCAAATTCAGATAAGAAGAAATCGTTAATACCAACTATAGAAGCTAAAGATCTTCAAAAAATGTTGAATGTACGTGAAGAGTTTAAAAAAGGAGAGTATATAGTCCTAATAGAAGATAATGGAAGTTCAGCTTTTAAAGGAAATCACTGTTATAAACAAGCTTGCAATAGAGGTCATATTTACGTAGAAATATCTTCTAGTCAAATTAAAAACGGTCAATGGGCTATTTATAAATTCAAAGACAAAGACAAAACTTGGAGGTATGCTACGATGTTAGAAATAGCAGAGTACAACGAAAGAGGCAAGCCTTATGACGTTAGTGAAGTGAAGCCTTTAGAATTTAAAACTGTGCCAAGATCAGCACACGCTTCTAAAGGAGGTAGACCTTCTAGCTTTGGACAAATTGTATTGTATGGAACTGGAGGTGAAGTGAATGGAAAAGGTTTCTTTGAAAAACAATTTATAACAGGTGTTGATCCAATAATTGAAGATTGCTCCGACTTTTTAACAGAGTATCCTTTTACTACTGAAGAGTCGTTCAAGAAGAAGAATTGGTCAAGACAATTAGTATCAGATCATTTTTCACCAATAAAAGAAAAACAAGAGGCAGAGGTAAGCCTTCGATTACCTAGTGAAATAAATATTTACAAACATTTAAAAAACCATTAAAATGGCAGGAAAAAAATTAATGACAAGGTACAAAGATGAATTGAAGAAATCTTCAGAAGACATCTTAATTGAAACTTTAGAGCATCGTGTAGAAGACTTCAGAGATAATACTGATGAAACTATCGACAAGCTAAAAAGAGAGAAGGAAGTAGAATTTCCTAAATTAATTAAAAGAGCCAAAGCTAAGGTAAGCAAAGCAAAAGAAGATCTTAAGAAGGTTAAAACTTTTGGACCTATGAGTCATAAAAACTTTGACTCATACATAAGTGCGGTCATCTCTGCTGAAAAAGAAGTTTCGGTAGTAGAATCAGCATTGAACGTTCTTGAAGGTCAATTGAGCTCTACAGAAGCTCAATTAGCTTTTTATGAAGATATTAAAGAGTCAATTTCTGACTAATTGATAAAGGAACTGAAACCCTTTCAGCCTTAATATTGAAATTACATAGTAATATGTAGAACACCTCCGATGTAATCCGTATGCGGAGCAAAGGTGTTGGGAGTCGGGAGCAAGGCTTAAAGGTCGTGATCCATCTATTCGTCGCGAAAACAAGTATTTAGTTACTGAGACAATAGGTGGATGCTAAGAAAAGGAACACCTCTGTAACGAAGACTAATTGAATCGCTATTATTAGTGAGAATATTACTTAGTAAGAACAAGTGTAGGTTTTTAATGTGCTGAAAATAGACAGGAATAATAGTCACCTGCGTAGCTATATTGTTACTACCGTCGTTTAATCGTCGTGAGTTTTAAACATATCAAACATTTGCGTGCACATTTTTAATTTTACAATTCAACAAAACAATATATTATGTATCACATCAAGAGAGATGGAGCTTTATTCTGTCAAACAAAAAGAAACAAATCTTTTATTAAAGCTAGGTATAACACAATCTCCTATAAAGATGCTCACAAGTTAAGACTTATGAATGGATGCTGTGGCGTATGCAAGAAAGTGTATTTTGAGAAAGTCTCAAAAGAATTAATAGTTGTAGAAACAGAATAATTTCTATATATTTGAAAACAATTATGACAACAACAATAATCATATCTAAAATACTATTTGTCGTATCCTTATGGGTTATAGCTGTTGTGGCAGATTACTTAAACAACTTAGACAATAGAGGTCTGAAACTAAAGAGGTCGCAGAACATACTCTATATATTCAAACAGCCGACACTAAGGTCTTGGATATATAAGATAGATCTGGGGTTTACACCTTGGATCGTTTACCATGATGGGTTAACATACGACCAGTGCATTACTCTGAAGAGCTGAGTGCTGTTGTAAAAAAGTATAAAAAAAAACGGGTAGGACTAAATCGCCCATGAAATAATATTGAAAACTAAAAAAAACCTCTTTGTATGATACGCAAAGAGGTTTTTTTTATGCTTAAAAACAAGATTATGAAAAGAAATAAAAAAGTAGTAATAGTTTGTGGTCCAGGAATATTATCTCACATTAGAGAAGTAAATGCAGCTGCTAAAGTGAAAGCTCTATCGTCTAGCGATTTAAGAACGATAGATAGTAAACCAAGATTTGTAACTTCTTTAGCAGGTGCAAAACAACTAGAGGCGTGCCTTGAGAAAGAATTCAATAATACCCTTAGAATGCCTGCTGAACTACTAATAAAAGCTAATCCAGGAGCAATAGGTCCTAATGTAAAATTGCTAGAACATTATGATAAAGCTAATTACTTTAGAGGAAAAGTTAGCAAGGTTAACTGTAAGAAAGAAGAAGCATCATTTGCTAAAGCAAGAAAGAAACGTAAAAAAACAAAAAAATGTCGAAAAAGGAAGAAAAAATAGAAATGCCAAAAAAGCATACAGATCTAGTTGGTACTAAGAGGATATTTTCTGGAGGTCTTTTTTCTAGCAATAGAGATGAGCCAGAAGCAGAATACGACATCTTAAAATGGAGATGGGGCAGTGCTAGTATATGTGACATGAAGACTATGAAGCTTAAGCATCCAACTATAGAATACCTCATCAAGAAGGAAGGAATGAAGCGTAGCAGATGGACCAGAGGTTTTCCTGTTATAGAGATAGAACTTATAGACGAACATTAAAATACTTTGATTATGTCAGAAAAAACAATACCAGTATCAGTAAAAAGAGAACTGAAAACTTTAGGAGTTATGTATGGTGAATCTTTTTCTGCTATAATGGAAAAGAAATGCACCTATATATACATAGAAGAGGATTTATCTAATCTGTCAAAATACGAGATTGATTTAATGTTTAACATTTACCCAGCTCTATTAGACTACAGTTATATATCTAAAAAAATACAAAATGAGATCCAAGAAGCATTGGATTTTGTAAAAGACACATTATAATCAAGAGGGAATGACGGAATGGTAGACGTATAGCTTATCGGGCTAGAATGGAAAGGAGACGTGCTTAGGGTGCACAAGTCAGGTAAATACGAGTTACCTAAGACTTTCCAATAAGATTGATGAAAATATTAACGATTATCCGTACTAAGCTACCTGTTTACAGGATAGATAGCGTGCTGACTAACATCAATTATAATTCGTGCAGGTTCGATTCCTGCTTCCCTTACTAAAACAACAACAACGACATGAAATTAGAGATTCATCCAGACGGAGAGTGGAATACAGAAAGATATGAATACAAAGGTAGAACTATAGAAATCAAATCTAGGGATGACCACGGAATAAAGGCTCATTGTTACCACCAAGGTAAGGTAGTGTTTACCCAAAGATTTGTATTTATTAGACCAGCAAGACTTCTTAAGAGAATGGAAAGAAGAATTGACATGTGGATTAGTGGAGAATGGACTCCAAAGAAGTTACTAAAACAGAGATAATATGTGGAATGTAAAAAAAATAGAAGATTTGAACTTTGTTTTAATATCTAGTCACAATCAATGGTGTCATTTTAGAGGTCATGGATTTGATGTTCATGTAAATTTAAACACTAAAAACGGAAGTGGCAATTACTTCAATTTCCATTCCTACAAATCAAATTTTAAAGGAAATTTTAAAGCTATAATAGAAACAGAAGAAGAATTCAAATCTTTGTTAAAAATGATACAATAATGAAATTCATATCAACATCAGAAAGCTTTCCAAAAAACAACAATGTAAAAAACGTGTTAGTCAAAACAATAACAGGTAGATACCTTGTTACTAGGTATTCGACGTATAATAGGTTTTTTAAATTTGATCAATACGACGAACCAGAATTTTGGCAATCAGGAGGTAAAACTTTTAAAAAAGCAAGCATCGTATCTTGGTGCTATATAACAGAAGATTGACATTTTAAAAACAACAACAACATGAAAACATTAAAAATATTATTAGTACTAGCAATTGGATTAATGATTCAATCTTGCTCAAAAGAAAAGAAACTTGAAAGACAAGTTGAAAAGAAAGGATGCCTTGGAGGCGGAGTAGTAGGCTACGTAGTAGACGAATGTACATTAACAATACCTAATATCATATCTGTAAATGGAGATGGAGTTAACGAAATGTTTTCGATAACGGTTCACAACCTAAGTGAAGATGATACTATTATAGAGAGATTAATAATCACTCATAATGGAGGTGCGTTGATGGATAACAATACTAGAGTTTGGCAACCGATAAGAAGCATCGTGGATGAAGGTTTTTACACCTACAGATACAGAGGGTCTATTAACGGAGAGACGTTTGATTTACAAGGAGATTTCACACTTGTAAAATACCAAAGAGCCATTAAGAAATGTGAACAGTGTATAACCGTATACGGAAACAGTATCGCTAATGATCCTGGATTAAGTTGTAAATAACAATGTTATGAAAATAGAAGATTTAAAACCTGGTCAATTTATCGCTATAGAAAGCTGCCCAGGAGGAGTTTACATGAGTCCAGATGGGAAAATATCAGGAAACAGCATTAAAGCTTTGTATGAAGACTTATATTTCACTTGTTCTCTTGAAGTAGATGAAGAAGAAGGAGACGAACCTCTAGGAGAAATAACAGTCCTTAATAACGATTCTTTAGAAGCTATACAATTGAAAGCTTGCATTGAAAAAGACAAATATGTTAGCCTAGAAGATGCTGCATTAGATTACGCTAGAAAACATTATCCTGTTGGAACTAAATTCAGTCCAGCTCACACCGACGATACTTACGATAAGGAAAATCAATGCATAATCACAAGTGATGGTCAATTCCACTTAGAATACGGGGTTATTTGCAACTCTATTAATGGAGATTGTTGGACTAGCTTAGAAAATCCTAAGTATGGAAATACAACAAAGAATAGAAATGTATTCTATAAAGGAATATGGGCTAAAAAAGAACCAGCTAATGAAGAGAGAGCTCAGTCTATACGCAAACATCCGATAATTAAGAAAGGAATGTATATTGTTATTCTTGATGATGCTAAAGGGCTTATCCCAGGAAGACACGTTTATAGGCAAAAAAAAGACAACAGTAGAGTTTGTCCAGAATTAGACATTATAGAAGGTAATAATAATGAAAGAATAAGTGTTAAACCTTGGAGATACGCTACTGAAGAAGAAATAAAACATTACGATGCTATAGGTAAACCTTATGATGTTACAATGCCTAGAGCTGTAGTGGATTCAGTTTTAGGTAAGTTTACTGTTGGAAAATGGTATTCAAATCCAAAGAACAGGCACATGGATTACGGAAGAGTTTCAAAAGCTGAAGTAAAGGGCTCTTCCCACAGATACAACACGATTCATTTTGACTCAATTGTAAAAGATGGAGTTCAGTCAGATTATAAAGGTACTCAAAGTAACCTTAATTTCGATAGAGAAATGAGAGAGATAGATTTTGATGATATTCCTATTAAGTCTAATAATGGACAAGAAGAGCTTATAGTTGGAAAATGGTATTATTACAATAAGTATTACATAAAATTCTTAAAAGTAGAAAGAGGGCTAGTAATATCAAGTGAGTCGATAGACGATAAAGGCTATCACATATTTAAAGAAGAGCCTTATGGTCCTCTTGAGATGAATAAGGGACAGTATGAATCTGCAAACATGAGAGGTGTAGAAATATTACTACCATCTGGACATCCTGAAAAGAAAACTATAACTCTTAGAGAGCTTAAAGATGGGGAAACGTACTTCTTCGATTACGTAACCGGTAAGTACATAAATAAGATAACCGACAAGAGTCGTCATCTATGCACTTCAATAGAAGTTTGCGGAGATGAAGAAATTCCAAAGCTTAATACTGGATCTATGTACGGAACAGCACATATTAGAGTTGCAACAAAGGAGGAAAAGCATTGGATGAATCTTTGTATCAAAAAAAATAAAGGTATATCTTTGTCTGAAGCAAGGTTAGAAGATAAAAAGGATTTAGAGTTAGCTCTTGAAAAAGAAGAAGGTAAAAAGGAATATGAATTTCCTGGAAGAATAGAATTAAGAATAAGCAACAATAGCAACACAACGGTAAAAACAAAGAAAAGATCAGTACCGATTAGCGTATCTAAAAGCTTAGAGTTAAAAATAGAGGTACGTACACCTAAAAAAAGTACAGAATTATTAACTAATAAAAGAACCACCTCGTTAAAAATAAGAGGTAAAAACAATTGATTATGTCAGAAAATGGAAATGCAGCAGTAGGATCAGAAAACACTAACCCAACTTTAGGAGCTTACGCTAGAGAAGTATTAGCTGGACTTAACAAGAGTGATGCTGAAAAAGCTGCTGAAAGAGTAAACGTTTTAGTGGAGAACTACATCATTGAGACTGAAATGCAAATTTCAACTTTAAAAACTGGTAAACTTCCTCACTTAAACAATGAGATTAGAAGAGCTAAAGAAAGCATTAAAAATGCCAAAAAAGCTGAAGAAAAAGCTATGTTGGATATTTTAGGGTCTTCAAGTTACGAAGATTTCATTGGAAGAGTGAATGAAAAGTCTTTAGCTATTGATGAAGCTAAGGAAAGAATAGAAGCGTTAGAAGCTAAGAAAGTTACTCACGAGGCTGAAATTGCTAAGTATGAGTCTATATTAGAAAAATTCAAAGCTGCTTAATTGGGCTTGGAGTGTTAGTATAAAATGTAAATGGGAGCTGTATATCAGTTCCCATTTTTTTTACCAATTCTGACACCCAAAAAAAAAGATAATATCATGAGAACAATAGAAATGTATTGCGATGGAGGAGCGAGACCTACCAATCCTGGAACAGCTGCTAACGCTTTTTGTGTTATAGAAAATGAAGAGTTGTTGGATAGTGATTCTGAATTTCACGAACACGCCACTAATAACCAAATGGAACTTAAAGCTCCTATAAATGGGTTGAGGTTGATTGCTTCTATTTTTAAGCAGGAGCCTAAAGAGTCTATGCCTAAAAAGGTACTTATACATGTTGATTCTCAATATGTAAACAAAGGGATAAGCGAATGGATATTTGGATGGATAAAGAAAGGTTGGAAAACGGCCTCAAGAAAACCAGTCAAGAATAAAGACTTATGGATTGATCTACTTAAAGCCTCTGAAAAAGTTCAGAAGATAGGGATAGAAGTAGAGTTTAAATGGGTAAAGGCCCACAATGGAAATAAATTTAACGAAATGGTAGACTCAATGTGTACTGAATGCATAACTGTAAATACAAAAAAAAATGAGCAATAAAGAAATTTTGTCAGAAGAAGAAAGATTATTAACAATGTTATTAAACATCTTTCATAACAAAACCCCTTTCAAAAACTTATCAAAAAAAGTAGAGGAAGAAGGAATGAATAAGTACTATTCTGTAGTTCTAAACAAGACTAATCTTTTAACTAAAGATTCAGATGGTTATATTTCTTGGTCTAATGAAGTTATACCTAATGTCGAGACAGCAAAAAAACTTCTTAAGATGAAGAAGAAATATGCTTTAGAGCTTAGAGAAAACGAAAAAATAGCTAGAAAGAAAAGACGAGAAAAAGCTAAAAAGAGAGGTGTTTCTGCAGGTGCAAAAAAGGTTATTCAGAAAGCTAAAAAAGCTAAACAAGCAGGACAAGCTAAACCAACTCCTAAGCTTGAAAAGCCTGGGTTAACTCCTGAAACAAGAAAAGCTATAGCGGACTTAAAAGAGAAAATGAATGCTAATCATGAAGCTCCTTCTGCTCCTATAGAAGAGGAAGTAGAAGCTAAAAACGAAGTTGCATTTACTCATCCTCCAGTAGAGCCAGTTGAAGAAACTGTAATCCTTCCTCAAAAAAAGTCTCGATGGAAGAGATTCTTGGCTTGGATGAATCGGTAGCTCTGCTATATTAATATTTTTACTGTTGACTATGAGCTCTTTTACAGCTCGTAGTCAAACAGTTGATTCTGTTTACAGTTATCTAGTAGAGATAGGTGTAAAACACCCTGAGATAGTACTAAGACAATCAATTCAAGAGACTGGATGGTACAAGTGCAAGAATTGCTCTTTAAGTAGAAATAACATATTTGGGTTCTGGTATAAAAAGAAATACATAGAGTACTTAGATTGGAAAGATTGCTGTAGGTATTATTTGCGTTGGCAGAATAGACACTACAAAGGAGGAGATTATTACGTATTCTTAAAAGAAAGAGGATACGCATCTGACCCTAATTACGAATCGCTTGTAAAAGCACTAAAACCATTTAAAAATGATGAAAAGAATTAGGAGGTATTTTAGACCTCCAGTATCAGGATATTACCAAGACTTTACGTTTTGGGACTATATGAGTCAGTATTTGTTTCTGTACGTATTAATAGCGATAGGAATATCACTAATGCATATATTCGATATGGCTCACAAGTTAGGATTAACGTACTTTTTGTTAATCTGGGGATTTTTGTGGTTTTGTGGCGGAATATATACATGGAATCACGACTTTAAGAAACGTCAAGAAAAGGACAAATGGAAGAAGTTTTAGCAGTTTTTTTAATCGTAAAAGCAATATCTGTATTCCTGTTGATGTATTCAGCAGGATACAGTAAAGCTTGCATGGATATAGTTCAACACAAATACAGTAGAAGTATATTTAGCTTAAGAAATAATCCTGGTTATTACAATCCAAAAGAATCCTGGAAAAGAAAACACGAGAAGAAAAGTTGGTTGTATAAAACCGTACTTGTATGGACTACTGATTTTTGGCACAAAAAAGGAATGCATTACTCAGTGTCTCTTTCTCTTGGTTTTTTTCTGATAGGAACAGGATTCAATGAAAATCCTATAGCAACTTTGATCGTGTTTTTAGCATGTCAATATTACTATAGGGTTGTTTTTGAATATAATTACTCAATAAAACTAATGATAAAATGAGCAAAAAAAAAACGAAAGAAGACGAAGAAAGAACGTATAATTACGTAAAACTAGCAATTGCTACTCAGGTTATAATAGAGATGCAAGCCGAATTAAGAAACACAAACGTCTTCAATGGTAAGGCTAAGAATGCAGCTCTAGTAATTAGAAAACAAGCTAGTCATGATATAGAGAAGGATATTATAGGTATATACGAAAGAGATAGCGATACTGCTAATAGCTTAATATCTGGAATAGAAACTGTAGCATCTCAACTAGCTACTCTTGACGTAAAAAGAATAGCTAATATGTCTCTTATTATTAAGAGAATAGAAGATCAAAATTGTATGCTTATAGATAGAGGTTATTATGAAGAGCTCGAAAAGATAAAAGAAAAATACAATAAACTTAAGAAGTGATGGGACTAGAAGAGATAATAGGGTCTAACGAGATACTAGAAGAGTCTTCAATGTTTACTTGCTGGTTAAATGAAGAGGAAGAGTACTGCATGCATGTAAGAGGGTTGACTATTACCGACTTTTCTACTGACGAAAAAGGAGTGTTTTCTGGAGATATTGTTGAGCTTTTTGGCAAGACAGAAGTAATTCTCAATACAAATACTACTCAAAGCTTAAAATCATTAATGGATGAAGTTTGTGCCTCTATTCGCAATATTACTATTAAAGACGGAGGGACGGAAGGTATGTCTCTTGTATTAGATGCAGATAATAGGTTAACTCAGTTTGAAAATTATCAAATCTACAGATTTAGAACAATAAAATCTATTCAAATTGTAGGTGACAATCAATTAGTGTTAACATCTTACAAATTATAATATGACAAAGAAAAGAAGTAAATTTTTATACAGCTTGGAGTCTTTTAATGATTTATTTTGCGTTGTTTTTTTAAATACAGAGACAAAGGTCCACTTGTTTTATCAGATTAGTGAAAAGAATAATATGGTTGAAAAACTACAGAAATTTCTGATTAGCGGTATTCAATTGATAGGATACAATAGCATTGGTCATGATTATCAGTTGTTGCACGAAATAGTACTAGCTGATAACAATATAGGGCCCGGTTATATTCGTAAGATTTCAAAAGAAATATTGAAAGGAGAAAGAGCTATAAGCAATTCCAGTATATTTCCTCAATTAGATCTTTACAGGATAAACGGATATAACTCTAAAAAAATACCATTAAGTTGGTTGCAATTTTCTTACGGTAGAAAAGTAATAAGATCTATCCCTGTTCATAAAGATTATCTTTTAAAGAATGTCGACCATCCTTCTATAATTGATAGCTGTAGAGAGAATGTAGATTTCTTGAATGAGATTTACGAGAATTCAAAGCCAGCTATTAGAAAAAGAATGGCTTTATCTAAAGAGCTTGGAAACAAGGTAATGAATATGTCAAACAGTAAAATTGGAGAGTTACTGATAAGGACTGAATTTGAAAAAATATCAGCAAAGACAATTAAAAAAGGAATGAAAACCAGTTCGGTAGAATCTATAAAACTTTCTGAAGTAATACCTGATGATATTGAATATAATCATGTAGAGCTAAAAAAGTTTGTATCTAGGTTGTCTAAACTTGAAATACATCCAAAAGATAGTCTTACTACGGATATTGACCTAGACGGACTTGTTATCACATTTTCAAAAGGAGGCTTGCACACCAACGATGTCTCAGGAGTTATAGAGAATACTAAAGGAGCACTTGAAGAGCATGATGTAATATCAATGCACTCTAGCACCATTGTTAACGAATCTATAGCTCCTAGACATTTAGGTAGGCCTTGGATTAAAGCTGTTGGAAAAGTTAAAGACATGCGAATGGAGACTATAAGAAAAGACCCTTTAAAGAAAGAGGTGTTTTTCAAAGAAGCCTTAAACGCAGGTTCTTACGGAAAGTTGAATTATGCTCCATCTTGGCAGTACGACCCTTTAGCCTCCTATAAAACAACGATAATTGGGGAACTTAGGATGTTGGAATTGATCGACAAGCTAATAGCTATGGATGTTGAAGTGATTAGTGTAAATAATGACGGTCTAGTATTACATTATTCGGATTGGGATGAAAACCTAGTAGCTGATGTTATAGGTGCTTGGGAGTCAAAGAATGGATACTCTACAAAGAAAACTACTTTAAAAAAAATAGTTTATAACGGTATAAATAACTATATTGGATTCCTTACTGATGGACATCTACTTAAAGGTCAATTTGCTATTAACAAGAGCAAAGCTAAAGACAATTCTAGGAAGATAATTCCAATAGCACTGTTTGAGTATTTTGTGAATGGTAAATCCATAAAAGAAACAATAACCAACCATAAGAATATATTAGATTTTTGTGTTGGTTTGAAAGCTAAAGGTAAGGTGTACTGGATGTCTGACGAAGAAAATCCCATGAAAATAGAAAGAGAAGTTATAAGGTATTTCGTCTCTAACGATTCTGTGAAAATATTTGAAGAAGACATTAGAGGTAACAAGATTCCTTTAGAAAAAGGATTAAACATTACTATGTTTATGGAGGTTATAGAAGATGTTGATTATAATGTCAATTACAATTATTACATAAACGAATGCTCGAAGATTATTAGATCAGTAGAAGCAAGAAGAGACGATAAGAATTATAAACAAGAAAAACTATTTTAACATGGATTGCACAAGGTTGAAAGATTATGATTTAATAATACTTAATACAAGCGCAGGTAAGGATTCTCTAGTAATGATGTGGGACATCTTAAGAAGAGCAAAAAAGGAAAACTACCCAATTGAAAGAATAGTGTGCTCACATCAAGACTTAGGTAGGTTCGAATGGCCAGGAACAAAAGTTCTTGTTGAGACTCAAGCTAGTATATTTGGATTAAAGACTTATTATTCTAAAAGAAGAAACAAGGACGGATACGAAGAAAACCTGCTTGAATATGTTTTAAGAAGAAGGAAGTGGCCATCTAATAAACAAAGATGGTGTACTAGCGACTTTAAAAGAGGTCCTGGAGCAAGAGTAGTGACTAAATTAACTAAAGATTTAGGCAAATGCAAAGTTTTATATGTGTTCGGATTTAGAAGCCAGGAAAGCCCTGCAAGAGCTAAAAAAAATGTTATAGAAATAAACAAAAATCTATCAACAAAAAACAGGACGGTACATACTTTTAATCCTATTCTAGGGATGGACATAAAGAAAGTTTGGAGAATAATAAAATTATTCAAACTTCCTTACCATTATGCTTATGACTTAGGAATGCCTAGACTTTCTTGTATATTTTGTATATTTTCTCCGTTTGACGCTTTAGTTATAGCTGGTATCGAAAATATGGAATTACTGGAAGAATATATTTCTGTTGAAGAAGAAATAAATCATACTTTTAGAGATAAGTTTTCGTTAAAAGAGGTTAGAAAAAGCATAGAAGAAGGGTATAGACCTAAAGGAATTCCAGACTGGGTTATGTAAGTACAAAAAAAAATTAACATGGAGAAATATCAAAAAAAATGTGATTGCTGTGGAAAACCCTTCAATGCTGGCTTTTTAGATGCTGGTAGTGAATGGTGTTCTATGAAGTGCTTAATAAAAGAGAACCAGAAAGACATTCCATCATATTCAAAGTCAGATTGGGAAAAGGATTGTGAAATTTCTCCAGATGTATGTTACTATACTGAATGGGAGGAAATAGATGAGGACGAATGGTACAATAAAGACGGAGTATTATTCAGAACAGATACTGAGCAGCTTTTATACGAAAGGTTAAACGCTTGTCATTCAGCTATAGACTCATTCTCTGACTTCCAAAAAGAGCTAGGTATTGATAATCAAGAGTCTGAGTCTTACCTCGCTCTAATAGGAGAATTAGCAGAAAACGAATCATTATTAAAAAAGATAGAAGATGGCAAGTAGATTACAGAAACTGTCAAGAGACAGATCTCATTTTAAGTGGAGAATATCAGGAATGGTTATACCTGTAAAAGGATTGACTGATTTTGAACGTGAAATTGTTGAAGAGATTAATGTTAAGATAAAGCTATTAAAGGATAACTTTGTTGAACAATCAAGAGTACTTGGATTAGACGCAAAACATAGATGTTCTTGCGGTAAAGTCGTTGAAAACAAAGGAGACTCTTGTAAAATACACACTTGGGATGAGTAAAATGACAAGAAAAACAAGAGATTTCGCAGAGTGCGAGACTCACGGTGTTACCAATTTTGAAGAAAATTCGTTCAAGAACTGTGACGAAAATTGCGAGATCTACAAGATAGGAACTATCACGGAAACTAGAGTAGCGACAACTACTCCTAAAAAGAGACAAGCATGGACTCTAACAGAACTGAAAGACAAAAAGGATTAGTCCTTGATTGGTTTTCTGCAAAAATGAAAGGTGTAGTATTAGCTGCTACTGGATTTGGAAAATCAAGAGTTGGACTACTAGCTATAAAAAGAGCTATAAAAGTCAAGGAATTAAAATCTTGCTTAATAATAGTTCCTTCAATAGGATTAAAAATACAATGGGAAAAGCTAGTTGCGGAAGCAGGTATTAACATTGTAGATGTAATGGTGATAAATACTGCAGCTAATAGAGCTGAAAATCTAAAGTATGAACTAGTGATATATGATGAATTTCATAGAGCTGGTTCAGAGTTTTTTATAAAGGCTTTAGAAATTAAAAAAAAATATATCCTTGGTCTTACTGCTACGCTAGAAAGGCCTGATAACACTCACTTGGAGTTGGTAAAAATAGCTCCTGTAATTGGAGAAGTTAAACTTGATGAGTGTTTAATAAAAGGATGGGTAAGTAATTATAGGATACTAAATTTAATAGTTCCATTTACTAAAAAAGAAAGAGCAGCTCATGAAACAGCTGTTGGAACTTACGAGTACTACAATAAGCTTTGTACTGGAAATGGTAGATACGCTTTTGAAAATGCTAGAAGTTGGATTAAAGGTAGTGAGCCTACGTTAAAAAGGCAAGCTGCTAAATATTACAACGCTTTGAGAACAAAGAATGATTTAGCGAAGTACAACGTGAACAAGATAGCTGTTATAGAAGACATTGTGAATAATAATTTTAGAGATAGAAAAGGATTCATATTCAGTACTTCTATAGAATTCGCTACCGACTTGCAAGGTCTGATAGATAAGAAATCTATAATGTATCATAGTAAACTGAAGAAGAAAGAAAAGGAAAAGGCTGTAAAAATGTTTATTTCTGGGAAGAAAACAGTATGCAATGCTGTTCAATCTATGAATGAAGGTCTTGATTTTCCAGACGCTTCTTTAGCTATTATACTAGACTCGGATAGTTCGGTAAGAAAAGCTAGACAGCAATTAGGAAGAATAATTAGAGCTACTGAAGATCCTGATAAGGTAGCAACGTTAATCAATGTTTGTTCGGAAGATTCCGTAGAAAATGGGTGGGCGGATAAGAAATTTCAGGGATTAAAAACAAAAACTGTCACTATTGACAAGTTAAAACTAATACTTAATGAGTAAGATTGAAGTAGACCTTGTTAAATGTCAACTAAACAATATTACTCCTAGCGATTATGTTTTGATACACCTCATGTATCACAGGGATTACAAAAGGATAGAAGGAATTTTCACTAGAAAAGGAGCTTCTGAGATCAAAAATGGACTAATAGGAAGCAAGTATATACTTAGCGGAAGAGAAGTTCCATTCAAAGAGACAATCCTTAGTTTGAAGAATGTTAAGTCCTTATTGAATATCAAAGATGATACATTCGATTTTTGGAAATGGTATAGTATATATCCTCATAAAGTTGGATCGAGAATCCTTAGAGCTACTACACATGGCTCTAAAGCTGCAACGGACCACGAAAAGAAGTATAGACGAGTCGTTAAATCAATCGAGCATCACGATGAAATTTGCAAAAGGACTGAAAACTATGTAGAATCGCAAAGGATAGCTGAAAAGTTACCATATTTGCCGGCAATACTAACGGTTCTTAATGGTAGATTATGGGAGCAATGGGACGATATTGAAAAAGAGGAAGACGCAGCATGGAATCAGACGCTTATATAAAGAAGATATTACAAAACATCGAGAGAGGGAAGCAAGGTCTTAATGTTGGGTTGCCAATGGGTCTTAAAAGATTGGGCTCAGTGATAAGCAATATTCAGCCAAAAACGTACACTATTATATCTGGTGGAACTGGTTGTTACGACAGTAATACTGAGTACTTCAATGGAAAGCAATGGAAGTTCTTTAGTGACTATAAAAAAGGAGAGAAAGTCTTAATGTATAACGGTGACGGAACTGCAGAGTTAGTAATTCCTTCTGAATACATAAAGAAAAAAGCTTCTTACTTCTATAACTTCAAGAGCAAATACGGAATAGACCAGATGATTTCTGGAGAGCATACCGTGATTACTCTTTCAAAGCAGGGAAGTATAGTTAAAACTAGAGCTGATAAGTTTGTTGAAGATCATAACAAGACATCAAGAGGGTCTAAAAAAGCATTTATAACTACGTTTAGGTACAAGCCTGAAAAAGAGATAGATGTTAGTAAAGATTTGATAAGGAATTATATAGGCGCAAGAACTAAAGTTTTTCCTGATGAATGGTACAATATGTCTAGTTCTAGTTTGAAAGTTTTTCATGACGAGCTTAAATACTGGGATGGTAGTATACCTAAGAATAGTAGCAAGCTGTACTCGTACTCTTCTAATAACAAGAAGAATATCGACTTCGTTCAGTTTGTCTGTTCCTCTTTAGGGTATAGAGCTAGTGTACACGTAGATGAAAGGTATGAGAATAAGAACTATACTATTTATCAATCCAATAGAACGAAGCCTATGATGGTTAATTCTTTAGGAGTTGACAAGATAGATAAAGTCTATAACCACGATGGAATGAAATACTGTTTTACTGTTCCTTCAGGAATGTTAGTAACAAGAAGAAATGATTGTATAACTATATCTGGGAATACAGGAAAGACAGCTTTCGTTGATACAGCCTACGTTTCAAACCCTTACAGACATATATTGACAGGTAATAACATTTACGATTTGGAGGTTATTTATTTTTCGTTAGAGATAGATCCAGAACAGAAAATAACAAAGCTTATAGCTAATAAGTTATGGGCTGATTATGGATTAAAAACTACCGTAGGAGAGATACTTTCAAAAGGAGATAAAAGAATACCGCTAGAGGTCGATAGAGCTATAGGTGAAACTACTGATTATTTTGTCAAAATGGGAGACAAGATTAAGTATAGGAGTGCAGCTAGTCCAGATTATATCTATAGAGAGTTAATGAACTACGCTAAGAAAAGAGGTAAAATTACATTGAACGATAAGGGAATAGTTATTAACTATCAACCTCATAATCCAATGTTAGTAACCTTAGTTATTGTAGATCATATAGGTCTTATAAAGCCAAACTCTAAAGATAGAAACCTTAAAGAAGCTATAGATAGAGCTTCTAAAACGTTGATATACTTTAGGAATATATTTGGATTTGCTCCAGTTGTTGTTTCTCAGTTCAATAGAGCCATAGAGGGGCACGACAGGATGAAAGGCGATAACGAACCTAAGCTTAGTGATTTGAAAGAGTCTGGAGGCCCTAGTGAAGATGCTAATCTTGTTATAGGATTGTACTACCCATATAGGTACATGAAGCAAACTCATCTTGGATATGACATGAAGATTATGAGGAACAATTATCGTTCAGCTCATATTTTGAAAAACAGAGATGGTCCTGATGGAGGTGTGATAGGATTAGCTTTTAACGGAGGTAACGGATTCTTTAGGGAAATGCCTACCTTAGAACAGCTAAAAACTACCGTGTCTTACGATAGAGTATTGGCTGCAGTTAGATAGTGAAAACATAAAACAAATAATTATCGCAAAATTAGTATTTATTGTTGGTGATACCGGGAGTGGTAAATCGACTGCAATTAGGAATTTAGATCCTAAAACAACGTTGCTTATGAATAGCGACCAAAAGGACCTGCCGTTTAGACAGTTCTCTAAGAAGTATAACAAAGAAGCTAGAAATTACAAGAAAACTTCTGACTTAAAAGTCATAAAAAGATTGTTATTAAAGCTTAATGATGAATCTAATAAGCATGTTGAGGTAGCTATAGTCGATACGTTTACTCGTATAATGACTGACTATGTTATGAACAACAAGTTTAGATCTTCTAACGGATTTGAGAAATGGGGCAACCTATCTGGAGACATGTATGACTTTATCAACATGATAAATGAAGTATTAAGAGACGATTTAATTATCTATCTGTTTTGTCATCCAGAAACAATAATTAGTGACGAAGGAAAATCGTACAAAAGAATAGCTTGTCAGGGTTGATAGAAAATGTTTGCCCATACTCCTCTAATTGCGGGAATATCCTTAGAGCTTTCAACTACCAACCAACCACAGCAATGTAGGTTGGGGTCATAACTAACTATTATGAATATGGTAAAAACGTTGAAAGATTGGACAATCCGCAGCGAAGCCTCCTACATCCGTAGGTTAAACGTTCACAGACTATTCCGTAAGGAAGTAGGGCTATTTATAGTTCGAAACGGGGAGCATTTTACAAAAGTAAGATGAAGATATAGTCGGGTTTATAGTGAAAGCTATAATGTAATACGAAACAATTAGAAAAGTTTGCACTAGAGAGCTTTAGTTCGATTGTGTTTTTCACTGAAGTAAAGGCGTTACCTTCAAAGCCTACTCAGTTCTTTTTTAGAACAGTAAATAAAGGTAAAGACTCTTGCAAGACTCCTATAGATATGTTCGAGGATGACTTAATAGAGAATGATTTAGTAATTGTAACAAAAAAAATAAAAGAATATTATGACTGATTTAAGTTTCGGTATACCAAAAAAAGCAGTAGTAATTTCATGGGATTTTAACCCTGAAATAGCAGCAATCAAAATCTCTAAAAAAGCTGAGAAAGGAAAAGCTACAAAGATAAGTCTTAACGCTAAAGGAGCTGCAATGCTTACTGGAGAAGGAGAAGATGCTTCTTTAGAGCAAATAGCTTTGAGCTTTGACGAAGAGAATAAAATCATGAGAGTGGCAAATATTAAGGTGGAGTCTTCTGTTAAGTTGACAAAATCCAATCCTCGTTCTTTCTCAAATTCAAGAACATACTTATATATTTGTGAGTTTTTAGGTTTGGACGGAGAAGAAGATGCTATTTTCGAATTAGTAGCTGAAGAGAGAGAATTCCCTTGTGTAGTATTAAGACCTATTGGAGCACCTATAGATTCTGCAGGTGAATCAGCTACGGAAGAAAATGATACTAAAGAAACTGCTCCTGAAGAGAGTCCAGAAAACTTACAGCCAGTTGATGCTGCTGAAGAAACTGAAGAAACAGAAGAAACATCTCCTGAAGCAGATAGTCCTAGTGAAGAAGAGGATGGTGGAGTAGATTCGTCTGATGTAGACAGCTCTGTTACTCAAGAAGACGAGGATGATTGGGACTAATATTCAGTAAGAAATTACTATATTAGCAATCCAAAAAAAAAGTGAAAAATTATTATTATTAACAAAAAAATAAACAAAAAAAAGTATGAGTGTAGGAATTGATTTGAATGACGACGAGTTTAATGAAGGAGAATCTAAAGGAGCTATCAATGGTGGTAAAGCTGGATTAGTAGAAAACTTGTCATTTGTAAAAGTTACAAAAAAAGGAAAAGACGATCACGAAAAAGCTCCTGATTATAAAGTTTTCTTTAAAGATGAAAATGGAGTCGAACTTGACATGCCTTTCTACTATTTAGATCCTTCGTTAGAATGGTTTCCTAAAGCCAAGAAAACTCAAGGGGCTGCAATGAAGTCGTTAATTACGACTATGATAGACCCTGAATACAACGAATGGGCTTTTGCTAGTTATAAAGCTATGTTGGACACCTGTATGAAAATGCTTAAAGATGCTGATACTGAGCCTCTTTATAGAATTGCTACGAACTACGGTACTAGCATGAGTCATAAAGCATTTATTCAGTTTAGAACGTGGACTCCATTTATTGAGTCTATGGAAGTTCCGATGGCTGAATCAAAAAAAGGATTACGTCCATCTAGTATTGAGATGTTGACTGGGTTAGAAGCTGACGAAGACGGTTCTGGTAACAGTCATTCTTCTACTCAACCTCCAGCTGGAGCTGCAGCAGCAGAAGAAGACGATTGGGATTAATTTTTTTATAAATGTAACTAAGGGGATAGACAGTTAATTCTATCTATCCCCTTTTTTTTAATAGTAACAAATGGTAGACCTTAATGAATTACAATACGAAACTAATTATGAAGAGCTGAGAGACTTAATATTTTCGAAATATTCAGATGAAGAAATATTTAGATATTACGTTGGAGATTTCAAAATAGGTAAAACATTTATAAGTCCATTTAGATCAGAGAGAATACCATCCTTTGCTATTTTTATAGGAAAGAATCATGGAGACTTAATGTACAATGAGATGCTCTTAAAAGACAAGGGTGATTGCTTCAGGCTAGTGGAAAGACTTTTCAACCTGTCAGCTATAGATGCTCTTTTAAAAATATGCTTAGATTTAAACATACAAAACACAGGAGTTTCAGATGTAGACAGAGTGAGGATAAAAGCGATAAAAAAGAACAGAGTAGTAGAACCCTTAAACATAGGAGTCAAATACAGAGAATGGAATAGAGAAGATAAGATTTTTTGGTCCAGTTTTGGAATATCAAAAAAGACACTACTAAGGTACAATGTTAGGCCTATATCTCATGTGTTTTTTAATGGCTTTATGGTAAAATGCGATCCTTTAGCTTATGCTTTTAAGGAGATGAAAAAAGGAAATATAACCTTTAAAATCTATCAACCTCATTCAGAAACTAATAAATGGTCTAATAATCATGGTAATTCTGTAATACAAGGATGGGATCAACTGCCTGAGACTGGAGAAATACTAATAATAACATCTTCATTAAAAGATTCAATGTCGATTATTGATAATAACAAAATACCAAGCATAGCTCCTCAAGGAGAAAATCACACGTTCTCTAAAGAGATAATCAAGGAATTAAAAGCAAGGTTCAAGAGAATATATATTTTCTACGATAATGATTACACCAAAAAGGTTAATTGGGGTCAAGAATACGCTATGGAGACATGTTTAGAGCATAACTTGTTAAATATATGTATTCCAGAAAAGTGTAAAACCAAGGATTATTCCGATATGATTGAGAGGCATAAAAAACAAAAAACAGTAAGATGGCTAGATTCAGTATTGAAAAACGTAGCTTAGAACTACCTATAGAACTATGGGGAAAATTTAGCAAAGAGGATAAATTAGCTTTTATTCCAACAAAAATTAAAAATCACTACGCTGTAGTGAAGTCAAGATTAGGGCTTTCAAGTAAAGATGGAATCCGATATAGAGGAATTAACCAAAAAGAATCTAATGTATTTGGTGACATTAGAAATGCAAACATTACATTTGCATTTAACTATAAAAAAACACCAGTAATAAAACTAAACATTATAGAATAATGAGATCAATAATAACTTACAGCACTAGAGGTGCTAAACTTGAAACAATAGAAAGTGATGCTACTAGATTAGGAGCTCTTAAAGAAGATATGGATGAAGCTGGAATAGATTATTCAGGGTTAAAACTTATGGTTTCTGAGACCGAAGTTACTCTTGAATCTGACGAAGCTGTTCTTCCAGAAGGAGAATTCACATTGATGATGCTTCCAGATGAGGTTAAGAGTGGAAACTCTAAAGACTGGTCAAAAATGTCCTACATTGAATGTTTTAATGAGGTGAAATTAAGAAAACTTATAAGTGAAGACGGTCTTGACGTTAACTTAGATTTTCAAGATTTAGTTTCAATTCTTAACAAGTCAGACTTAGAAGGTTCTGATTACGGAGTAGAAAAGAAAGAAAGCCTTGAAGAAAGAATGGATAGATTAGAGAAAAAAGTATCAGAACTAAGCTCAGGTCCAGATACGTCTACCTATGCTAAAAGAGCAGCGGAGTTAGGAAGAAAAAGATAAGGCTGTTAATCAGTATTTTTTAACACAAAGGGAGGCGTTGCTTCCCTTTTTTTTTGCAAAAAAAATGACAAATAAAGAACAATGCGAAGAGGTATTACAGAGAATGTTTAAAGATTCTTGGGAGATAAAGAACGAAGAAATAGTAATAAGAATAAAAGACTTAACGATAAGAAATTCAAAACAAAAATCTCATGTTATAGATGATATATTTGTCAAGATTAAGGTGAATGAAAGTATGAAGTTTAAAACAGCTGGATTAGAAGGTTTTAGGTCAATATTCAAAATAAAAGACTTCTCATCTAGTTATGCTCACTCTCATTTACCAGGAAGTTGCGTTAGAAATTCAATGGATTTTAAGAGCTTCTGCTTAGGAACAGGACCTATAAACACGATAATAATGAAGCTTGTAGCTAAGTTTGATATCACTAGTTTCACTTTTTTTCTTCATCAACTTAAAGTTTATCTAGGCTGGGAAAGTTTAGAAGGGAGACCTTATAAACTTATGTCTGGAATCAAGCTAAAGCTTGACCACTCATCTTCTCGAAGTATATCGGTATTAGACTTTCTTCTTGATGACGTAATTCTAATGTCAAAGTCAATGAGGTTTAATATATTGTTGTCAGAAAATGAAGTCAAAATACTTAGAGACAGTACCTTTTACGAGAATGTAAAGAACTATATAGTTTCAAACGAAATACCTAATTGCATGTTTTTGTTTAAAGATGGAAAATACAGTAATGACGATGTTCTAGTAGGCGATGGATTAGGTTACGACACTATAGATAATGATTTTATAAAGATTAGAAACAAGGACAAATTTATTTTTAGAGATGAAGAAATAAGGATCTCTTTTTCGGACTACAAGCTTGGAGAAAATAATAAAAAACTAGGTGTCGAAGATAGAGAAGAAAAAATCGTTCATCATAAAGTTCTTGATAAGATAGAAGAACATTTAAACACATTATTAATTAATTATTATGAAAAAAACAATAAAAGAATTGCCGAGAAAACCAGAGATTATCGTTTCAAAAAAGTTATTGTATAAGATACATAGGCTTTGTCAAAAAAATGTTAGGATAGAATGGTCTGGAATAATGTTTCATAAAGAACTGGAAGGTGACATGTCAGACCCTTCTGGATTTAAGTTAGAAATAGTAGACATGTTACTAATGGATGTAGGTACTCACTCGTTTACGTCTTACAAATTTGATGCAGATTTCGTAAGGTTTATGAAAAAGAATCCTGAGTATATGAAAATGAAGCTTTCTCAAATTCATTCCCATAACGATATGCCTGTATTTTTCTCCTCTACAGATGTAGACGAGTTAAAAATAAATTCTCCTAATCACTTATACTATTTATCATTGATAGTTAACAATGCTGGAGATATGGAAGCTAAGATAGCTGTTTCAAGAAAGACTAAAAGTGTTCAAACAACAGTCATAGATTACAAGAAATGGGAAGAAGGAAAGTGGAAAGATAGTCAAAGAACCGAAGTTAAAGAGTTTGAGTCTAAAGAGATGGAAACATTCGATTGCAACATAAAAGTTGAATATGATCCTGAATTCGAAGAAAGAATGGAATATATAGAGAAAGTTTCAAAAAAGCGTGCTGAGGAAAAATTAAAACTTGAACGTGAACTTAGATTTAAAGATAGTAGAAGTATAGAAAGACTACCATCGTTATCTACAAACAGTTCTCTTCACGGGAAAAACAAGCAAATGATGGCTAATTTTGACAACGACGATTGGGATGTTGAAGAAGAAGAAGAAAACAAAATTATTCATGTTCAAGAAATTTGGGCTAGAGTTTCATTTGGCAAGAACTTCAAGACTGATTTTATAAATGTAGACACAATTAAAGATACATTGAAGGTGTTAAACGAAGGTATTCCTGTCGATAAAAACAAGTTTGTAACAAGTCTTGAAAAAGACATTGTTGATGCTATTGGAGTTATGAAACTTAAAGGATCTATAGGTGAATATATAGACATGCTTAGAGACGAATTAGTAGAATATGAAGGAGACTTCAAATTTGCTAAAAGATTAGTAGAGCATTTAGATAACAATGTAATACCTAAATACTTTACTACATAATTATGAGCACTATAAAGAAAATAGATTTAGCAGAAGCACATGAATCTGTTTCGAGATTTAAGGGTGCTGAATGGATGGTAGAACCGTTAGATATTTTGTTACTAGGTGCTGGAGGTATAGGTAGTTGGACTGGATTTTTCTTGTCAAGAATAGGCCATAATCTATCTGTATTTGATGACGATACTTATGAAGTAGGAAATATGTCAGGACAGTTCGTAGCTAATTGCGGAGTAGGTGTTCAAAAAAGTGAAGCTTTAGTCGATTTGATGTATGGGTTTAGCGGTGAGGCCCAGACTTTTAATCATTCTAATTACGGAAGGTATGAAGAGAACAGTATGACATCTCCTATTACCATAGCTTGTTTTGACAATATGGCTTCAAGAAGACTTGCATTTGACAAGTGGTTTAACTATTTGAGAGAAAATCCCGACAAAAGAAAGGATGCTATATTCATAGATGGAAGACTACTTGCTGAGCTTTTTCAGATATTTACTATCCAGGGTAGCGACATCAAACAGATAAAAAAGTATTACAAGTATTTGTTTAGTGATGATGTAGTAGAGCCAGAAGATTGTTCATTGAAGCAAACAAGCCACGTAGCTGCAATGATAGGTGCTGAGATAACATCTACATTTAATAATTGGATTGCTAACAAGGTTACTGGCATAAATTTTAGGAAAGTCCCTTTCTATCAGGAAAGATTTACACCTACAATAATGCAGAAACTTAAGTCTGAAAAAGAAATGTAATATGTATTATAAAAACTACAATCGAAACGAGCAAAAGCCTTCATTTAGGTTTTTAGCTAACGAAAATACATGGGTAGATCCTAGCTACAGTAATGTTAAGTTAAGACTTTACCAAAGTGTGCTATTTAATTCAAGTGTAAACAGAAACAGCATGAAGTCAATGTTGATGAATTTTAGTAGCAGTAATACTCAAAATTGGGAAGTTCGTATTAATGGTGGTCAATGCGTTTTTCTGTGCGGAGGAGGATTCCTTTATGACTACACTGCTGGTAAGTTTCTAGCAATTATGACTATAGATAGAGATTACCAAGACTTACCTATACTAAATAGTAGGTTAGTGGATAGATTTTCGTTTATGACTGTTAGGTTTTCAAGAGAATTTTACGAAGGTAAAAACAATGTATATCAGAAACTATTCAGGTCTTTCAAGTTCAATGCAGCTCCTAGATTAAAGAAAGAAGGAGTTTCGTTTGAAGTTGTAGAAGATTATAGAGATATGATGTCTGGAGTGAGAAAGATTATAGACTTAAGCGATCATAAAACGATAGAAGATATTAACCAATACAAAGAGAGAGTAGCTAATGAATTTAAACATAGGGAGTAAAGTACACAAAAGTGGGGATAAGATCGTAGTAGAAGTGCTTAGATTTCCCACTCATATATGTGTAAAAGAGAAAAAGAGAACACCAGCTAAGCATGTAAAAGTTAATGGACAACAGATTTATTCTGGCCTTCATTATCAAACTAGAGCCGTGTTAGTTACCAAACTGAGAGAAGCCTTGATGAAAGAGTTCGTTAAACATTTCGAACCTTTCACTGAGGAACTTGAAAATATGATTCCGTTGGAAATTTCAATGGAATGGCATGTGCCGCCAAACTGGGAGACAGTTAGATTTTCTTCAGTTAAAGAAGTCCTTTTATGGAAGCCTATAAAAGAAGGAAAGAAATATAAAGGATTGTTTGATGCAGATAATCAGTGGTTCTGGATAAAGACCTTCACTGACTGCATATCAAAGGATATGGGATTGATACCTGAAGATAATGTCCCAATAGTTCCTATAAACGGAAGAATCAAACATGTCCCAGTAAAGCACATGGATGATAGAAAACTTGTATTTATTGTAGAGAAAATACAAGACGTAGAGCATATTAACCTTTTAAAAAAATATTACGAATATGAGTAATTACAGAGAGATGCCGGGCATGAACCAATCTCTTTTGAAGAAGATATTAATCAGCCCTTCTTCCTACCTTAAAACAAAGGAGGAAATGTATATAGATACTGATGAGGATCATTACAGACTAGGTCATTTGTTTGACTTTATAATGACTGAAGATATGTCAACTTTTAAAGAGCATTATGTCGTGGACGAGGGAGACTTCAAGACTAGTGAAACAATATTTGGAATATTGAACCAAGCTGCCTCAGAGATGGACTATAGCGATGATAATCTTATAGCTATAGCCAAAAACTTTGAATACGGAAAAAACTGGAAGAACGAAACTATCTTGGATAAGATAAAGACAGAGGGATGGGAGCAGTATGTTGATTTTAGAATTAACGCTGTAGGAAAGAAGATGGTGTCGCTTACTGAGTATAATAACTGCGTAATGTCTAAACTTAAGCTTACGAGAAACAAGTACACGAAAAAGTATTTCTCTACAAATTCATTTATAGAGATTCAAAAGAAGGTTGTTATAACTAACGTTGTTTCTGGAGTCAGCATGAAGTACGAACTAGATAAAGTTGTTATTAATCATAAAGCTAAGAAAATTCAGCCGATTGATTACAAAACTATGTCAGGAAGCACTTCTTCTTTTATGTATAATTTCTGGAAGCTTAGATATGACTTTCAAGGAGCTATGTATTGGGACGCATGTTTAGATCATTATGAAGATTTAATGTCTAAAGGATATACTGTACTTCCGTTCAGATTTATAGTAGTCGAACCTGCAGGAGTTAGCGAACCTATGATTTATCAAATGAGTGAAGAGACTCATTTAGCAGCAATGAGAGGTACTGAAATACCTCCAAAAACAGTCGAAGGTGTTCAACAAGCTATCGAAAGATTAACGTGGCACATGACTAATGATGAGTGGGATTATCCTATGGAGTATTACGAAAAAGGATGCATTATAATATGATGAATTTCAATGATACAACTATATTTTTGTTCCCTTTACTAGGTATTCCTAAATTAATATTTAGTAAAGGACATGAAACAAGATATATAAACAGTTTTCTTAGAGATGACTGTTTAGCGAAGTATGGTCATTATCATTTATTTATTACTCATAAGAATTTCCAAGACACGCAATTTAAAGCGTTTGAAGATTCTTTGACTTCCCTTGATAATTATGTAGATGAATATGATATTTGCAATAACGAAGTTGGTGTTAAGATTTTCAAGATACCAGAAGAACATATAGACGATTACCATGCCTTTATTGAAGGTAGGTATTCTGATTTTTCTAAAGAAGCACAGGAGAAAGTGCTAACCAATAATTTCTCAATAATAAGTTCAGCGCATATAGATTACCTTAAGCAGGTGTTTAATAAGTGCGAGATTTTAAGAGACTTTCAAGAAAAGAAAGTAGGTCAAAGCATTTTCAACCAAGATGTGAGATCAGTGTATAACAAAGAAAAAAACGTACTAACCAAGAATATGAAAAAGATTCTTTCATCGAGAAAGAAATTAGAAGCAAAACTTGGTGAAAACGAAGAAATAGAACTATACTAATGAAGGAAAAAAAACTAGTACTCGACAAAATGTATTGGTACGGTCAGTTAGCTGATTGGACACCAAGACTAAAACCTATAATAAAAACTCCATATATGGTTAAACTTATAAACTTCCTCCTACAAGAATACGAGAAGGAAGAAGTTCATCCGACGTTTAATAAAATATTTAGAGCGTTTGACCTTAGTAGTTTTGAAAAGCTTAGAGTCGTAATACTAGGATTAGAACCTTCAACACTCACTGCTGCAGGTGGCCCTATTGCTAATGGGGTTGCTTACAGTAATGATATAGATTCACCTAATCCGTTTGGTGGTCCAATAGATAAGATTTCTGTTTGTGTAGAGCAGAAACTATATAAAGGTTTAAATTTAGATTTTAACCCTAATCTTAAAGGTTGGATGAACCAAGGCGTATTACTATTAAACGTTTGCCCTACTGCCGTAAAAGGAAAACCAATGAGCCATGAAAGACCTTGGAAGAAATTCATATCGTATGTATTTGAATTGATAAACAAGGAACATGATGGTATTATATTTTGCTTATGGGGTAAGGAATTGGAGCATTACAGAGATTTAATAGATGAAAAGAAGCACATAGTCCTAGTTAACGAAACTAGCCCTAGAGATGCTGTAAAAAGAGGAGATAACTGGCAGTGTGACCACTTCGGTCAAATTAACAAAATACTGCTTAATAACAAACAACCAAAAATAAAGTGGTAATGAGTATAGAAAAAGAAGAGAACTTAAAAGAATGGGTAGACAACGAAGTTCGAAAAAGAGATGGTATAGTTACTGATATGGAATCTGTAAAAAAACTAATAAAAACGGCTGTACTTCATGGAGAAAGTAGCTGTTTATTGAAGTTTCAAGACAGTGACACTCTTTCCTTAATAGAAGGAAAGCTTACTAGGCAAGGATTTGAAGTCTCTGAAATTACTGATCTTTCTTTTAATATTTATTGGTAAAAAAAAATAGAAATGGAAGAGGTTAGAAAAACAACAAAAGAAACGATTAAGCTTGAAGGGCCGTCTAAAGATAATCCTGATGATTATAAACATAAAGAGTTTATAGCTGCGTCTAAGAGTGCTGAAGAAAACAGAACCAGATCAGCTTCAGAACTAATGGTTAAAGATTGGAGATTTGCGTTTGACAGAAAAGTCAATGGAGGTTTACAAAGACCGTCTAATAAAGATATAATGTTTGCAATCAATATGATCCAGGAAGAGTTCAAAGAGCTTACTGATGAAATATTTGGAGAAGACAGAGAGATCAAAGAAGAAAACATCGTTGATTTTCCGTTAGACAGAATTGCTGACCATTTAGGTGATACAAGCTGGGTTACTCAGGGCATGATGTATTTGTTTGGATTGAATCCTACGAAAGTAGCTGAAGAAATCTACAATAGCAACATGTCAAAAATGTGCTCAACACTAGAAGAAGCAGAACTTACTGTTACTTGTTACGCTGATGGAACACATCCAAATAAACCCGGGAAGGAAATAGAAGCTCATTATCAGGTTTTTGATGATATGTACTTTGTTCATAGAACATCGGATGGTAAAATCCTTAAGTCTATAAACTTTATAGAGCCTGATTTTTCAGGAATGTAAGGTTAAATATACTCAGAAGTAAGTATTGTAGGAGAATGATAATAGTTTTAATTTAGCAAAAAAAAATGTACAAATACGAAGAAACAAAACCTCTTTTATTTAAAGAGGAAAATCAAGAAAAGTTTTTACAATTTATAGACGAGGTTAAAAAGTTAATTGAAAAAAACAATTACTTTACATCTAATGAGCTACAAACAAAAAATCCATTTTCTGACGGACACTTAAGGTTAGCAGCTTATGACAGACTAGTAGAGCTTAAAGAAATTGAAGAGCTTGAACTGGTAAGAGGAAGAGTTAATTACAATAACAGAATTTTTAGAAAAAAACAACAATAATGAATATAATAAAAGCAGTAAAAAAACCTATTGAATTGGAATTCATGAAGGTTGTTAGAGATGAGAAGTCTATTAAAGATCTATTAGATTTTGGAAAAACAGAAACCGACAGTAAAATAACTAAAGGAGCGGGAGGTGTCTATGTGGCAACGAATGAAGGTAGTCTATTTACTCCTTATGGATCTTTAATCGCTAGAGGGTTTTCCGTTAAATTAGGTTATCATTTCTGGCCAGTTGATGAAGGTTATTTTCAAGAAAATTACAAGGTTTTAAAGTCTGTAAACTTTAAAAAGCCCAACTTCAGAGAGATGTAGGTGTAATAACTGAAAAACGGAACTAACCTTTTAATAGGCGTTCCGTTTTTTTTTAGACATTCGCAAGCGAGGTTTAATCTCTTACATAATTGTTTGTGAATTGTTGCTTTCCTTTTAAGTAAGAAGAAGTACCAGGTAACAGCTTCATTGTCTTCATTAAAAGTCTTGAATCGTCTTTGTTTGGGCCTGTTTTCAAAGTATCTTTTCCTTCCATAAAGTAACCTATCGCATCAATCCATCCACCTACATCATCTACTATCACTGTGGCAGGGATTATACTCTTTTGGATTTTCTGAACTTCTGTAGGGTTTACATAAAGCAAGATGTCAGTCTGCAGTCTACCCATTTGATTCATTAAGAAGTTTAAAACATAAGGATCTTTCTCTTCATCATCAGAAGAGAATGCTGATAGAACCGCTGCAAACCCGTATAGACTCATAAGAATCATGACTTCTGTAAGGTTTGCTCTCATATTAGCAGCGTCAACTTCGCTCATTCTTTCGTCAAATTGTGTGCTCTGCAGCGTAGCTTTTCTAATCAACTGTTTCATGGTAAACAGAGAGTTGTCTATACTATTGAAGGCTGAACCATAACTTCTCCATCTACCCTTAACTTGCATGTTAAGTATGTCATCTCTTTTTTCAGATTCAAACCTAGAAGCTACACCTTCAAACATCCATGTTCTAAATTGACTAACTAGTCTTCCTAGAGCTGCATTCTTGAGAACTACTGGAGATTCAGAATCGTAGTTACCATGTGTCTTCTTGACAGCTTGGTCTACCTGAATTTTAAAGTCAACCATGAAGTCTTGGTTAAGAGCTTTACTTCCTACCATGTATCCTTCTGGAATATTACCACTTTCATCAAGTATATCCCATAGACTACTAGTTTCACCATCTTTGGTAACGTTAGTGTTTAGCATCATTCCTATCATTACAGGAGCAGATACTAAGAATTCAGAACGTTTCTGTAGCTCGTAGGGAGCTAGAGATGATAGTTTTTTAGAGAACAGTCCTTCATTGCTCCTTTTGTATAGCTCTTCAGAAGCATCCTTAAGAATATCCAGCTTCTCCATCCATTTAGAAATCTTTAGACCTCCCTTGTTTTTGAATCCAGAAGCTTTAAGCGTACTACCTAACGTTAATGATCTCGCTTTGTAGAATTGCTTTAAAGAGAATAACCTTCCGTCAGAAGCTAGTAATAGGTTTGCTATGTCTCCAAACGCTATATTTGCAAATGCGGAAGGTATATTCCAACCCATAGATTTAAGTTGCACATACTTCAATGCAGCGTCAGCAACTTTATTACCTGTTATCACACCACCTAATATCTCCAGTTGTTTATCTATATTTGCTTTGCTGCTTTCATATTCAGCAGAATCTATAGTTTTATTATCAAGAGCTATCTGGAGGTTTACTAACGCATTCTCAAGACCTTTTTTCTTTTTCTTCTCTGCAAGAGTATAAACTTTCTTTTTAGATTTACCCTCTACCTTTTTGGTAGAAATACCATAGGAATTGTCAATATGGTTTTCAAGTACTTTTTCATAATTGTCTAATTTCTTGTTACTTATTAATGGACTTCCATCTTCATCTGTCATTACCGTTCCCATAGCATTAGTTTCAACCCTATCTCTTTCAAGCATTAAGTGTGAAGCTAATCGAAGAGTATCTTCGTGTTTTGATTTATGTTTGTACGCTATAGATTGAGCTGCTAACATTTTCAAGATTTTCCCAATATCGTGAGACTTTTCAGCAGATGCTTCTCCCATAGATTGAGACCTTAGTTCCACATATTCAGATCTTGTAGGTGCTCTACCGTTCTTAGCTTTAAAGTTTATCACTTTGACTTTAGTGCTTTCGTTTATAGCTTTCCTGTCACTAGCGATGTTTACATTTACTCCTTTTACTATGTTTCCAAATTCATCTTTTTGACCATAAGTAGTTTCTGATAAATCAGTCATTCTTATACTGTTCTTCATAGAATCAAGTCCATGAGCAAACATTCCTGATACAGGAGAGTCTTGCATTTTGTCAAAAATATCTTTTCTTATCGAGATAAGAGAGTTTGCGTATATACCTTCTCTTTTATGCTCAGGTATCATAGCTAGTAAGCTTTCTTGAGTGTCTAAATATTTTTCATAGAATTTTAATAATGTCGGATCAGACTCTATAATCTTGTATTGGTCGTCATACCATTCTGTACTTTCTCCAGTAGACTTATTGGTTTTTCTAGGAACTGTTTGAACGTATGTATTTTTAGGATTGATAAGTTTTCCGCTAGAATCCTTTATACTCTTACCGTCTTCTATCATTCTAGCAGCGTAGTATGGAGAATTCTCTTTGTTCCATCTATCTAGTTCGCTTTCTGATAGTTCATCTTTTACAGCTTCGTATTGTCTTTTGAAGACTTCTACATCTTCCTGTGCCTTTTTGAAAAACAAGTCATACCCTTTGCTTCCTAATTGGGCCTTTATCTCTTGAATTAAAGACTCTCTAGCTCCTTCTGAAAAAGAGTGAGGATAGTGATAAGAATCTCCTTCAGATGTAGGGAAAAGAACCCTAGGGTCAAAAGTGATAGTGTTATTCTTTTTAAAGTTGTAATACTCATCCCAACCAGCTTTGTATCCTTTCTCTTTTTTGCTTTTCTTTTTAGCGTTATTCAGTAGTTCGAACTGCTTGTCGTAAAACGATTGTGATGCTCGTCCAACCAAGTTTCCAGTCTCTCTACCTGCAGAATCTCTTTGCATGAAAATACTGTAGAGATCCTTATTCTTTTTATGCTTCTCTAAAGAAGGTAACGCTTCCTTAAGAAGTGTATCAATCTCTTTTACAACATCGTCAATTTCAAACTTAGAATTTAAAGAAGCTCTTTTGGTTATTTTATACACTGCATTCAACAAAGGATCTCCTTGTCTACTTATGTCAAGAACATTTGTAGATAAGTTGTTAAGATCTGATACCTCTTTAAGAACTTCACTTTCAGAGTAATCAGTCTCTAAAACCTCATTAACTTTTTTTGTCATGTTCTTTCTTATAATATCAGAAAGATTAGCAGACATAGCTTCTGCTCTTACCTTGAAGTCTGAAAATCCAGGGATTTTTTCTCCAGCTTTGTTCTCATATCCGTACTTCAGCTTGTCAGACTCTAGTTCTTCTTTACTAAAAAAGATATTTGTATTCTTACTGAAGTCACCTGCTCTTTTCCATAACTCAATATAAGATCTTGCTTCAGCTATCTCAGAATCAGTCATATCTTCACTAATCAAACTCTCAGCCCTATCTAGGTGCTCGTTCGCAAAAGATCTTAAATCTTCAAGCTTTGTTGCTTTACCTGCCTTGTTCAGTTCTTCATGAACTCCTTCCAGCATTTCCTCTAAACGAGCTTTTGTCGCATTCAGTTTTTTTAACTTTTCGACAGATTTCTCAACTCTTATCGTGTTGTTTATGTTAAGAAGCTTTCTGTCAATGTCATTATATCTATTCTTTAATAGGTTCGACAATTCAGCGTACTTTACAACCCCTTCTCCTTCTTTCTTGTTAGGAAGATAGTTAGTAGTAAAAGAGTCTTTCTTTCCTGCAGATTCAATCTTTATTGAATGATACATCTTACCTCTATTAGGTCCAAACCCAGGAACTTTTATTGCTTTAAAAACGATATTCGGATGCTTCTCGTGTAAAGCATCAATTTTCTTTTTTATAGCAGAAAGGGAACGAATACTAGAGCGAACATATCGTCCGCCCTCTTCTCGTAGCCCCATCTTTATTTCTAGCCTTCCGTAAGGCTGAGACAATGCTCCATATAATATTTTCAGCTCTGAAGCTGTGTATTCTTTTCCTTCAAATGTATATTTACATGCCATATTACTTACAGTCTTTTTTTTCTAATTTGTTTTTAAAGTCGTCAAAACTTAACGGTCTTTCATTATCTGAGAACACATCTTGAGGAGCACTCTCTCCAATACTATCTGGATCTACAAATGTACCAAAAGGATTTGACTTTTTAACCTTTGATAGAACTTTAGGGTTAACACCAGTAGTATTTACCTGACCAAGACCTGCTCCTATAGGTTTTCTGGTTAGGGCGGTATTGTCGTTTACCAGACTTATAACCTCTTTTAAAACTATAGGGTTTAAGTCTACTCCCTTTTTTACTCCTAAAGCTACTAGTATCGACTTAAACACTTCTGTTAATTTATCAAAGAATGTTTTCTTGTCGTTCCATATTTCAGTCTTCATGAAAGATTGAAACTTACTATCAGTCATTGATATAGCTACAAACTCCTCTATGTTTAAAGCTGCTCTTTGCCATGTATCGTTATACATTAAATCGTTAAGCTCTGACTCTGAATATCTACTTTCCATTTTCTTGACAAACAAAGAGTGTAGAGCTTTAATATTATTGTAAGCTTTTCCTTTCTTCTCTTTTATCACAGCTACAGTTACAGCATGTAAAGCTTCATGTAGTAGAGTTTTGCTTAAATCTCCAGTAGTAGGGTTTATAGCAATCTCTATCTTTCCTGTATTAGTAGACCTTCTTGTAGCTCCTTGAGCCTCCAAATCTGACTCTATAGAGAAAGATATATCTTCAGGAAGAGATTTTGTTACCACATCAACCAAGTCTTTATATTCGGGGTTAACATCTACTTGCTCCAGTAATCTCGTTATCTTCTCTTTTCCAGAAATATCTAATCCGTCTATCTCGTAGAATTTGTCAGAGTTGTCAACGACACTGTCTTTTTTCGGCACAGCTATTTCATTAACTCCATTTATAGTGTTTTCGTTATTCTTTTCAATAACACTGAGAAGATTAACTTCCGACATATCATATTCGCTAATATCGGTTGTACCGAGGGTAGGTATTTTTTCCCATGTAGATCCATTGAACTTGAATAGTAAATCTCCAGCCTGTTGTTCAACTCTAATATATGTAGGTGTCAAGTCTAACTCAGAGTTGTATGTTAACTCGTAAGCCTTGTTAATTGGAACACCTCCGAAATCTAAAGACTTAGAGTCTACAGTTTCAATCTCGAAAGAGTTGTTCTGAAAATACTGAGTCATAAATCCATTAGTTATTCTATATCCAGCTGTGTCTCTAAAATCTATATCTCTCAACATTTCTGAGAATCCTAACTGATTGAATACTTCTACAGGTATATATTTAACGAATTCTTTAGCTTGCTGAATGCCTCCGTTCATCATAGAGTACACCATTAAGTCACCTATAAGTTCATTAGAAGTTCTGTCGATTGAAGGATAATTTTTGTTTCCAGCAAACATATCAATGACAGACATATAGATAGACTCTTCATCGAAATCTTCTCCTTTAGCAGCATCAAACGTTACTAATGATGGCTGTCCATTGAAGTTTATCTCTGTATTAAGACGACCTATGAACGGATGTTTATCCATTCCTGGTTGTTTCTTTAACTTGTCAATAACAGATGCTAAAGATTGTTTAGTTATAACACCTTTATCATCTTTTCTATCCATTAATAATTCGTCTCTTTTTTGAGGAAGATAAGCATCAAACGTATGTTCAAAAGAATCTGTGTACAAGTATGACTTAAGGCCATTAAATATCTTTTTGAATATCTTCTCAGTAATAGCTTTCTTTCCTGTTATCTCTTTGTATTCAGATATAGCTTCTCTAACTACTGGAGAATCATAAGGAAACAATTTAGAGAATATTTCATTACCAAGTGCAGCTCCTCTAACAGAAGCGAATCCGTTAATAGTTGTAGGTCTAATCCAATAGGGGCCAACACGTTGATAACCTGATTCTTGAGGATTATCATCTTCCATGTCTTTTGGTAAAACATAGTCACCTATAAGGTTGTCTGCTCCTCCTATTGATTTGTGTCCGTATAAATCTATAACTCCATCAACCTTCTTGTTAAGAGCAAACATAGATTTACCAACCCCACTACTATCAGAGTTTATTGCTAACTGAATCTCAGTGATAGTATCACCTAGCTCATCAAGCTTTATAAACTTCGCCAATATAGCTTTCTGAGTAGATTTGTAGTCAGCTATAGCTTCACCTTTCTCGACATACTCTAATAGATTGCTTGTAGACCTATCAGCTAATGCTGGATCAACTTCTCCATCTATTTCATCAAGCATATTTCTCATTATGTCTTCTTTCGTTAATCTTTCAGAAGCAAGAGCAGAGTCATTAACTGTAAGTCTGTTTGCTAATTCGAATATAACATCTTGAGATATTACAGCTGATATTGTACTTTCATCAAACCCTAATAGAGCTAATGCTTTAATAGTTCCAAAAGTATATCCATTAATATTCAACTTGTCAAGAATTTGCTCTTTCTCATTATCCACGGCTGCAGATTGATAAGCAGCAATGACATCTGATATGTATTTCTTTCCATCAAGAGTTTTTGCATTGGATATGACTCCAGTAGATTTCTGAAGTCCAAACCTCATCTCAAATGGATTCTTTTTAGTCCCTCTAACAAACAGCCCTTTGTTTTGTGCAGTCGCATGGAATACAGAATCTAAAGACAAAGCTCCAACCCCTGCCTTACCTGCAGATGCGTTTACATATTTCTGTCTTTGGTAGGTGGCAGACGTGGGATTGAATAACTTACTACCTTCTAGTCTAGCACTCCTTTGATTAGCGATTGTGTTAGCAAGTCCTTCAGCTCCATCTAAATCTCCAAAATCAATAGGCTTAGCCATTAATGATTGCATTTCAGTATCAGGATTAGACATTACCGCATTATGAATATCTAGGATGCTGTTTTGAGTTTGCTTTTCTTTGAACTCGCTTTTAAGTTTTCTCCAGTTTTCTGGAATAGCGTCTTCACCAAACATAGCTTCAAGCAATTTCGTTGAAGCAGGATCATCATCTACATGGTTGTCGTATATCATTCTAATGTTCTCATCAGTAAGTTTTCTCACATCTAAGAACGTACCGTCAGTATCTTGGAATATATTGTACTGGTAAGTATAAAGCTTATCAACATCAAAATCTGATCCCATCTGAATAGTTAAATCCCTAGAAGCGATCAATAAATCTCCCATCTCTTTCGGTAGAAATCCAACAATCTCCATCATCATCATAGAGTTATGACCCTGGGTAGGAATACGAAATCCAAACAACTGCAATAGTTCTTTAGGAATCTTCGTTTCGTCAAGCATAAGCTTTCCATCTACTTCAGTAGCGTAATCCTGTACATTGATAACCTTTCCATTTCTATCCTTCATTATAGTCGGAACAAGCACTTGAGAAGGTCTAAATGTAGAAGATGTAAACTTGTGAGGTAATAGCTCGTTATTAAAAGAACTAGTCCATACGATCTTGTTCTTGTACTCAGAAAGAGCACCTGCAGATTCTTCGAATGATTTCACATTTCTAAAACCTTCTTCCGAACCTAATACATAAGATTTACCATGATGTTTCTTCTTTATAATCTTGTTATTAACTATCGAAGTTAGTAGAGATTCTACTTTCTCTGTACTAGTTAGGGCCCACAAAGGGACTTTAAAGTCACCGTCAACGATTTCTAATGCCAACTGGTCATTAAGAGGATAGTCTCTCTCAATAGCCTCTTGAATAAGCATTTCCCCAAGCTTCTGTCGGTTAAGATCCTTTCCGTTCCATTCTAAATCTTCTATCAACTGATTGTAAGAGTCTTCGTATATCTCTTCGTACAAAGAATTGTAGACAGCTTCAAGCTTTTCTCCAGTATATTTTTTACCGTTATAACTGAATCCACCTATACCTTTGATATTAGAGAACAAAAGCTTTCTTTCTTGAGTACCAACATTAATCTTGTCTTTATCCTCTTTATAAGGTACATCTTGCTGAATTCTCCATCCATCATAAGAAAGGTCTATAGCGTTATCGAAAGATATGTCATTCTTAAGAGTTCCATCTTTTTCGTAAGCTTCTACAGAGTTAGAAGGAGCACCTACTTTTGTAGCTGTATAGAAAACAACTTTGTCAACACCTTGCTCTTCCATCTTTTTTCTCATCTTGTCAATCTCTAATCCTCCTGTTAATTGAGGAAGTAATGGAAATGCAGAAGACTTGATATAGATACGTCTATCCAAGTCGTTATGTTTTTCAAACTTGTTGGAAACATGAACCGGTTTTAACGGCTGAAATACCACGTCTAGCTCTCTACTATCTAAAGACTCGTTCTTTTCAAGCTTCTTAGTAAGTTGTTGAAGCTTCTTTTCAGAAATCTTTCCAATTCCTTTCAACACTTTCAAATGTTCTTTCCATGATACAAACTCTTGAGCATCTGCACCTTCAATATCGAAGTACGGACTAGACTTTGGATACTTAGCTTTGATTTGTCCTTTGATGCCTTTAGATCCATTCTTGTACGATTCTATCTCTGCATCAGTTATTTCTTCACCATCAAGAGTCTTTGTATAGAACTTGATATTGTTGGATACTGATTCTGGATCTTTTATGAATGCAACTTTATAAGTTCCTTTCAAGTCTGATTCATAACCAGGAGCTAAATCACCAGCAAGACGTTTACCCATATTGATAAATGTATCCATAGATTGCTGTACTGAATCATCAGACTTACTCTTGTAAAACAATGCAGGATCTCCAGTATAGTTTTTGAATACGCTTGCATTATGAAGCATATAGTTAATAGCGTAATCAGCAGCTATATTCTTAAGACCATGCTTTTTGAACTTCTTCTTATATTGAGAATCAACAAACGTTAAAACACCTTTGTCATTTACAATACCTAGATTTCTCCAGTCTTCTATTTGTTCAGATATTACGTTGTTGAGGAAATCTTTAAGATACGCAATTATAGGCTCTGGATTATTAGGAGTTATAACTAGCTTTCCGTCAAGCATTATACTCGGGTCATTGTTAAGCTCTGGGAATATCAAGAACTTATTAGCTCCATCTTTGTATCCCTTTACGTCCACACTCTTACCATTCTCCTTTATGTTTTCAAAAGATCTGATTCTGTTCAATTCTGGAAGTGCCATTTGCTCATATACAGTTCTAACAGAACTATCTGAGATACTTCCGTTTTCATCGACACCTATATCTTGAGCAAGTGTTTCTAGTAGTAGCATTGTTGACTTATCGGACATAGTAGGGTAGAACATCTTAACTCTTCTGTTCCCTTCTTTGTCAGAAGCTCCCCTGTTTGCGAACAACCCTAGCTTCACAACTTCATGTTCCATAGGAGAGTTCTCGGTAAGTTTACCAGAACCTTTCGCTTTACTCTTTAGTTTCTTAAGTGTTTCAAGAGATAAATATGACACCTCATAGAACTTGTACATCTTACTGTTTTTATCTATAACAATCTCTCCATTGTCGGCTATCATAGGTTCTCCAGCATCATCCAGTAAGGCCATTCTCATAAGGTCGTTATGAGTACCATTGAATGATAAAGAGTTTAGTTGTGTTAGCTTTGTGTTGGTAAACACTTTCTCTCCATTGAACGTAGACTCATTCAGTCTTTTTAAATCTTGTATCCTATTGTTTGCATACTTGTTATTACTGAATGACCAGATAGTTTTCTCTCCTGCCTTGTGAGATGCGCTATACTTGTTGGTTATGAACTTGCTATTGACCTTCGCTAAATGTTTAATCTCTGTTTCCTTGAATGGAAGAGACAAAGTATCCAGAGGTTTCTTCTTTTTTGACAAAGCTGACAATGTGTTAACCATCATAGCTAATGGAGAAGCTTTAGGAAGCGTCATTAGCTGCTTGTATGTAAGTACTATTCCTGCCTTATTCTTGTATTTACCAGTAAGCATCTTGTCTATAACATCTTCACTAAGGTCAAGACCTATAGAGCTTAATAAATCGGTGAAAACTTCCTGACTAGGAGGTGCTGTTTTGTAACTTTTGAATCTAGCTTCTACACTTTGAAATGCTTCTTTATCAACAATATGATCTCCTTCGTCATTAGACTTTATGTACGGCATTGAAAACAAGTTACCTTTCCATTCTTTCAATAGAATATCTTCCACCTTCCCTGAGTTAGAATCTGCTGGAGACAATGTGTACTTTCCTCCATCTACTTTCCAGAATACCATATTCATCTTAACGTGATGTTTAGTCATCGCTACAGTAAACTCAGTTTTAACCTGGTCGTCAGCAGTCTTAAGCTTGTCTACAAAGTTTTTCATCCAAGGCTTAGCAGCGTGTATTTCTGTATCAGAAAGAACATCTACATAGTCATTGAAGTCTGGTTTCCTCCCTGCCAACAAACTCATAACCTCGTTAGACACTTCATCAAACTCCATAAAGTTTTCTATACCAATAAGATTATGAGTATTAGAAGCTGGAATACCTGCCATAAACATCTTGAGTCTTTCACTCATTGTGTCCTTTGTATTCAGCAAGAATGTAGTAGAACCGTCTTCAAAACTTTTCTTCTCTAATATTCCAGCACTTTCTCCAAAGTCTAAATCTTGACCTGTTTCTCCTTCTATAATCTTGATATTTGAATACTTAGAAAGCCTACGCTTAGTAAGTGTAGCTACATTTTCAAAGTTGTTTACAAATAGTGATATTAAAGCTTTCTTTTTTCCTGTAGCTTCATCTCTTAACCTCTCAAGATTATCTTTTTCTTGCCTAAAGAAAGTTACAGTATCCTCTTTAGAAAGCTTATTATCGTTCTCTAAAATCTTAATGAACATTTTAGCAGATATACCTCTAATAGTAGAGTGTTGTAATCCAAAAGGAATCTTAGGATGAATGAATAGGTGCTCAACAGAACTTCTTAATGCTACTTTGTTGTCTTGAGTAAAAGGAAGTTCAAAGACATCAAAGTCAGAAAAGTCTATATCTTCATCATCTTCGAAAGTTTCTTGACCGAAATCAAACTCCAAAGCATCATAGTTAATGTTTCCTTTAGAGTCAACAGCTTTTACATCTGATTTAGGAGCAGCTTCTTTTTTAGCAGCTACTTCTTTGTTGGCAAATGAATCGTCAAATTCTATTGAAGGTTGTATTGTGTAGATGTATTCAGGGTTCTCTTCAGTACCAATATTAAAAGACAATAATCCTGTAGATGTATTCTCTTTGATTAAGTCGTTGTACGAGTTAGCTAGTACGTCTACTTCTCCATTTACCAATCCTTCTACAGCCTTAGAACTGTTAATACTTGTTTGGTTTACATTGAAGAAAGACTCTTCCAAATGAGTCTTTAATCTGTTCATTATAGCAGGTCTAGCCTCTTCTGGAGTATTAGCAGAAAGAGAGAAAGTTTTCATTCCTCCACCTGCACCAAAGTCGATACTATTTCCAGTAACTGTCATTAGCCTGTAAATAGAATTCACATCTTCATGCTTTAGGTAATCCTCTAAACTGTCATACGTGTCAGGGACGTTAAACAAGTAAGCAAATTGCTTTAAGTATTTTCTAAGACCTTCAACATTTCTAACGTCAGTTTCGCTATTGTTTACTAAGTGCTCTGATAAGTCATTATGTTCTTGAGAAGAGAAAGCTTCAACTGCTGATATAATACTATGTACCATATCGCCACTCATCTTTTCGTTAGATATAGGAGTAGCGATTGACTCTCCGTTAGAAGTAGGCAACAATGTGTACGCTACACCTTCTAACAAACTATCAACATCATTAATCAAGCTACCTTTGAAAGGGGTTTTCAATCCTTTCATTTCTCCATTCACAGTTATGAATATCTTAAGATTTGGGTCTGGAAAAGCATCAGATACTTTCTGGTATCCATCTTTGTTAGAGATTAGAGACCCTGGCTTTTTATCACTAACAGTAGTGCTAATAGATCCTTTGTCAATAATCTCTTTCCTTATACTTCTAATATTTTTTAAGTTCTCTTCTATAGATCCTTTGATATTTTCTTCCTTCATCCAATCTGCAGAATGTAGATATGCAATATTTCTTCCTTCAGAATCTTTAATAACTATAGGAATGTAGTCTGCGATCTCAGATTCAGACAGGTTGCTTTTCAAAGCACCCCAAGTAGTCTTCTCTTTTTCAGTACTGTTAGGTACGTAAACTTCTGTTTCAGCGTTATCATCAACAGCTATAGTTATAGGAGTCCCAATGTCAAAAGAATCGCTAAGTAGCAACTTACTGTTTCCTTCTAATAGCGAATTGTCTAAATCTTCCCTGCTAACTTTACCTTCGTCATTAACCATTTGAGAAAATGCTCTCGATAAGTACGCTAATTTGTTGTATCCGTCTGTGGTTCTACTATAGTCGAATTCATCGTTAGTATCGCTTGAAGCTTCTGCATTAGCTTTTTTAACGTCTGCAACTGCTTTTTCAGAAGCTTCATCAACATCCTTTGCTTTGTCCTCGTTGAACACGTCGTTTAGAGTTGATTCTGTTTCGGAAGTTTTTTGAGCAGCAAACTCTCTAGCATCTAAAGCTTTCTGAATAGCCTGAGACTTCAGTGCTATCTTATCAGCCATATCTGGAGTTAACATATCTAAGTCATCAGCATACTTTCTAATCTTGTCAAGTTCACCCTGGGTAGCAGAACCATCCACAAACTTCTCCAAGTCAGCAGTAGTTGTTGTTGATTGTTGTGGAGCTTCTTTAGCTACAGAACTCTGGTCCTCTTGATGTTGGTAGAACTTTTTAGCAAGGTCTTTCAATTCTTTATCGCTTAACGATTGATTGCCTTCAATAGTTTCTTTAGCATCTTTAAGATCGGTCTTTTCCTTCGCTTTCTCTTCTTTTCTTTCAGCTTTGTCAGCTTCTTTAGCCTTTTCTCTTTTAGCGTCTTCAATATTCTTTTCAGCTTCTTCTTGAGCTTCAGCAGCTTCTATACTTTTTTGTGCCTGATATTCTGGAGTAATTATCTCGTTGAAAATATCGTCTAATTTCTTAACATCGTTATCTATGTTAATTAAATTGCTTTCTAAGTTCTTTATCTCGCTATACTCTTCAAGTTTTTTAACTTCCTTAAGAAATTCATTATACTTGCTAGTTTGCTCAGTAGTTTTTCCAGGGTTCAAGTCTAATGTAGAAGAGTCGTATGAAAGCCTATCTTGTCCAGCTACAGACTCCAATGAACTAATACCATGTCTTTTACCAACTCTTTCTAATTGTTCGTTAAAAGCTAGAGTTTTACTATCAATAGCACTCTTGATATTGTCGTACTGAATTAAAGAGTTCTCTCTATAACCCCTGTTAAGGAATACTTGCCTCTGGTTTACGTAATCCTTTGAACGATTATAAACATTTTCTAATCTTTCTATAGTTGCTATAGCTTTGTCAGCTCGCTCTTTATAGTCGTCACTCATGTCTTTTTGCTGAGGACCGTTTTTTAACCCTTTGTAAAGTTCTATAAGTTTCCCTGTGGTACCATTTTCGAACGCTCTATGAGCTTGAGAAACAAGAGATGCTTCATTCAGTTTTTCAACCTTATCGTAATCTTTAGCTTTTTGAGCTTCTAGTATTTGGTTATTAAGAACTATCTGGTCAGCAAGGTCATTGAATACATCTGTAGCCGTTTTGACATCTCCACTCTTAGCTATATTATCATATTGAGAAAGTATTGCTTGTTGTCTTTCATAAGCATTGTTAGCGGCTGTTCTCTCAGAAACTCTACCGTCTTCAGTATCGGTTTTCTTTATAGCTCCTTTTAAGTTTGTTCCACCAGTTTGAGAAGCTCCACCAATAGCACCCCAAAATGCTGCGGCCCAAGCTTGGTCCTGACCTAAGTACTCGATAACTTCAGCCATTCCAACCTCTTTACCCTTACCTATAGCAGTACCAGCCTCAGCACCTATATGATTGACTAACTCTTCTATTGCTTCCTGTCCAGATTCAAGTCCAAGTTCTCCAATAGTTCTACCTATGGTTTGTTTGCTTAGAATGTTACGGGTAAGTTGATTGCCTTTTAACAGCTTTCCTGCAGACGTGATATTCAATAAGAAGTTTACTTTGTTGATCTTAGAGGTCATTGCTGCTGCATCTCCAGCCAACTTCTTAGCATCTTCGTAGCTTTTTCCAAGACTAATATTGTCCTCTAACGTTTGGTGGTAAACACTGTTAGTCTCCATTAACGTTTCAATATGATTTAACGCATAAGCATTTGCTGAAGCTCCAGCAAAGTCTTGTATTCTTTTGAAAGAGTTTCCTCTCTCTATACCTGCTAAAGCATTACCATAAAGTTTACTCTTGTTAAGATTCCTAACAGCTTTTAACCCAGAGCCAATAGCTTTACCTACTCCACCTAAGACCATACCTTCAACGATAAATTCTGCAGCAGACTTAACTGTGTCAGAACCTCCTTCAATCCACCAAGCAGGGTCTCCCATATCGAATGCTTCATTAGGATTTTCTTTATAGATAGGTGTAGCTTCACGTAATGATTCTTGAGCTTCGTTTGTGAAATCAGTAAGCCAGTTAGACGTGTCGCTAGAATCAAAGTATGAAGGTATATCAAAAGCAGATGCTAATCCACCTATAACACCAGGAACTACATTCCCTAATCTCGCAACACCGTTGCCTAATTGCTCCCAGTTAGATTGTGATTGAGCTCTTTGCTTTTCTAAATTATCGCCATAAGGGTCTATGTTTTCACCAAGGTAATTAGTGAATTCATCAATATTTCTATCTGTTGTTGAGAATCCTTTAGAACTTTGATTAGCCTCCCAACTTTGTTGACCAAGGCTTTCTAAATCATCATATAGAGGGTCGGGGGCTGACCCTCCACTTGATAAATTTTCATCATACTCGTCTGCGTTAAATCTTTTCTTTGCCATATTTGGATATTGTAGACTCCAAATATATGAAAATTTTAACCAAACTCTACATGGTAGTGCAATGGATTTCCATGCTTAATAACCTTCTTCACTCCAGGGAACTTAGATGGGTCTGCTTTGAAGTCCTTGTAGAACCTAGCTCCATCTGCATTATCTCTAAGATCAATAGCGTCTCCAGTAAGATGCTTTGACTGTTTAACGCTGGACTCAAGAGAATCGTTCAATTCTTCAGTACGCATACCGCTGGTAAGAACTGACCCTGGATATGAAGACTTTATATTTTGAATAGCAGATACGTTAGCTTTTCTCGTTGTAGGCTGACTAACACTACCCATATCATCTCCAAAAATACTACTGATGTTCTCTAGCCCCTCAGCAGGGCTATCTACTTTCCCGGCTGTCCTTTTACTGGTCCTAGTTTTTCAGGAGTTACAGTAAGGAACTGCATAGCAGTATTCTTGTTAGGGAAACTAAACCCAGGGGTTTTAGTCAATCCGCTAAGCTTTGTAGTCATCTCTAAAAATCTTTCGAAGTCTCCTTCTTTAGGATTTCTAGCAATAGCTTCAAGCTCTTTTACAGCTTCAGGAATAGTCTGATCTTCAGTCAACGGACCATCCAACATATTGTTTTGTAGGTGGTGATATATCATATTGAACAAAGGTGCTATTTTTTGACTATCACTTTTGTTGCTGTTTGAGAACGCTTTCTTATAGTAGTCAGCCATTCCTTGTAGATTCACTAGACTAGTTTCTTTTCCTTCTTCAAGTCCAGCTTTAACCTTTATACCTACAGTTCTATTATCAAGATGTTCTTGGTAAACATTCACTTCTTTAGGATTAGCACCATCTCCAAACACACCAGGTCTTATTACTGAACCTGTAGCTTTAATGTCGTTTATAACATTGTTATCCTTGGTAAAATCTGTCTTGATGTTTTTCCATTTGAAGTCTCTTCTTTGATCTTCAACTCTTCCTACAGAACCAGCAAGGCCAATTCTTTTTGATTGAGGAGTCTTGGCACTTTCAGTATAGAACTGCTCAAACTCTCCTTGAAGCTTGGAAGGAACATCAACGATATAACTAGTAGAGTTACCATCTTTATCTTCGACTCTCATCTCCATTTGAGGAGCTCTACTGTCGTAATCAATAATCTTATTGATAGATACATTTTTAGCAGTAGAGAATTGCTCTAACAAGTCTTCATCGACATCCATATACTCAGAATCTCCACCACTAACTTTGTAGACTCTGCTTCCTAGATTTTCTCTAACTTTTGTACCACTGTAATGAGATCCAATTATTGTCTTAGAGATATTATCCCAAACACCTTTTCCTCTAGCTTCTGGAGTAATAGCGAATCCTTGAGTTATTAAGTCTCTTTGTAGTTGCTGATCTAAACTCTTGTTATACATCTTCTCATAAACCTGAGATGCTTCCATCTTCGTAGCGATGTCTTCTCCTAATCCACCTACTTCTCTATCTGCTATAGTTGAAAATTCATAAAGAACTTCAGACTGAACTTCTCTTAAAGCTTGAATCTCTTCAGGAGATAAACTCTTACTAGCATTGTTTATGAAGTTTCTGTAATTGTTCGCAGCTAGAGCATCAGTATCTTTAGTAGCTATACCGAATACAGATTTCTGAAGTTTAGCTCCGTGAATATTTGTAGTCTCATAATCAAGATTACCTACTATATTGTCTATAGTTGCTCCATCTAATCCT